TAATTCCTTACTGGCTGTAAGGGATATTAACCATAAATATATTGTAGTAGAAAGGAGAATCACTATGAGTGAAGAAAATTACACAGTTGAGGAGAGATTGGAGGATGCTCTGAATAATCAAATAGTAGCGTTAGACAAAGTCAAACCCGGTAGCGATGAGTATACCAATATTTCAAGAGCGATTACAGACCTGTATAAGGTGCGTAATGAACAGCAGAAAATTGAGTCTGATTATGCGTTAGCAACAGAGTCACAGGCAATTGACAGAGAGAAGATTGTAGCGGATTCAGAAGCAAAGGCAAAACAGGCTAAAGTGGATGCTGTTGGACACGCAGTGAATGCAGGAAAAACTATTGGAGTGGGATTACTTACAGCAGGATTGACAATGCTAACAATGGCATTTGAGAATGATGGACATATTCCAGGGCTTTCAGCAGCAAGTAAAGTACTTACAAAGTTCAAGATTCTGTAAAAAAGTTAAGGAATCGAAGTAAAGGGTCGTGTATAATACATGGCCTTTTATTTTTTTCGCGAAAATTACAACTCATAATATGAGAACAATCAACACGATTATTTAAGGAGAAAATATTATGAGTAGAGTAAAACATTATGGTGAAAACGTGATTATGGCTTATACAGACAGTATGAGCAAGAAATCAGTAGTCACTACAATGACAAACGCTATTATCACATTAGTGGTAGTAATGGTAGTTGAAGGTTTAAAGGAGCTCTAATTACAAGGGCTCTTTTTTTTCGCGAAAATTACAGGTACTAATATGACACAAATAAATACAATTTTTATGGAGGAAACTATTATGAGAAGAACAATTTATTTAGTATTAACAGCAATGGCAGTTATGATGTTATTATGTGGATGCGGAAGCAAAACTGAAACCACTGAAACAAATCAGACTACAGAAGTTGAGCAACAGGAAGTTAAAAACATTAACGATGATGTAGATGACTTTATAGATGATTGGTCAGAAGACATTGAAGCAATGTATATTCTTGAAGCATTAAGACAAACGTTCGGAGAGGACTTTGATATTAATGAAGCAGAAGACATTACTAGAAATGGATCTGAATGGATTATCTATAATAATCAAATAGTCAGCGTTGAGTATATAAATAACCTGGCGGACAACCTTATGCAGAATGAAATGTAACAGTGATAGCAGTGATGCAACTGCGTACATATATAAGGACAGCTTAACTGCTGTTCTTTTTTTTTTCGCGTAGAAAACATGGACTAATATGAGAAAAAAGTACTATATTTAAGGAGGAAATATTATGAATAAATTTTATGAGGTAATCGGATTAGATGGCTTAAACAAGGATGATTTGAGAGATGACATTATTCATTACACAACATTTGATGAGAATGGAGTGCATGAAAGATACATCATCAGATTAAATCTTATTGAGGCATTTACTATGAAGATGAGATTGCTAAAATTCAATTTGAAATATGACACAAGAATTGGACTTATTCCAGCGTAAGGGGTTTTACAGCTCCTTATACTTTTTGCCATCTATGAGATACCATTATAATAAGCCTCAATTATATTTTAATAGATATGGCATTACATATGAATGCAATCATCCAGTATATAGTAAATGCACTTTATATTTAGCGAATAATAAGGGATTATCTGTTATTCAACAACGTTATAATCCTGAAGATAAATCAACAACTTGGACGGAGCTAGACCCATGGCTTGTAGACGATATTTATACTCAGGTTGGATTCAAAGATTATTTTGAAAAACATGCAGGACCTCCGCAGAATCATATTTATCCAACAGTTACTATAAGACAAATTATGTGGGCACTTAAGATGAAACCACTAAAACGACAGCCATGGGAAACAGCATTTGATAAGTGTCCTATTTAAAATTCGCGTAGAAAACATGGACTAATATGAGAAGAGCACAGGAGAAAGAAGCGAGTATAACACATGATGAGGGTTATACAATATATTTAAAAGTATATTATGCTATAGATTAAACTATAGAATCGTGCGAGCCGTTGGACGTAACGGATTTTGTAAGAACGTCAAGTCAAGAGATAGTGGGCGGTGATATATACACTTTCTTCTCTTTTTTTTTCGCGTAGAAAACATGGACTATAGTGAAAAGGAGGTGAAATGTATGAATTATATTTTTGCGGGCCTTTTAATCGGATTCGCATTATTGCTAATCTGTGGAGGCAACAATAATAAATAATTATATCCACCATAACAGTAGAGCTTGAAAAATCAGGTTCTACTTTTTTCGCGCAGAAAACATGGACTAATATGACACAGTAAATACAATTTTATGGAGGTATCAATATGATTAAAGCTTATAAGAACTTTTGGGCAAGTTACAATAATGAGGTATATTCAGTGTACAAAAAATGGAAACGCGAACACAAATTAGGGTTGGCGATTATATATGTAAGTATATTTACTATACCTTGGATTGGAGGCTACGCAATTTATAAAGCGAGAGATTGGTATTATTCAAGAAATAATAAAGAAATGTCAGAGGAGGAGTCCTAGCAGGGGCTCTTTTTTTTTCGCGTAGAAAACATGGACTATAGTGAGAAGGAGGTAAGTGATATGATTACATTAACGATATTAGTAATTATAGCAATTGTCATTTTAGCAATAATATTAGCTATAGCATCAGTCGGAGTGGCAGGTGTTATAGGAGTACTATTAGCTTTTAGCGATGTTATAATTGCAGGATTAGTAATTTACGGAATTGTAAAGCTTATACAGCATTTCAGAAAAAAGTAAATAATTAGAGACTTAGAAAAATCTAGGTCTCTATGTTTTGTGAATTGAAAGGAGATTAACGATATGCGTAAAAGAGAAATGACATTAGGAGAAGAAATTATTGGATTATCAACAAGAGGAATTGACATACCTACAGTAGAAAGAATGTACAGAAAATATATTGAAATTACTGCCGAAAAAGAGTCTAAAGAAACAATGAAGGAGTATTGCATTAATGATGAACTTGCAATTAAAAAATTTATTAATGCATTATTCGGAGTACCTGCAAAGTCCGACATAAAAGATGCTGAGGTAGGAGATAAGACGACACTTAAGATGAACAAATTAGGAGAATTTACAGCAACAGTGCACAAGGTTACGGACGATAAAGTGATGCTTATTTTTGATGATTATGTAGTTAAGAGACCTATGAATGGGCTAGACACAAATAAGGGCAGATTTGAAGACTCTGATTTGAATGAATGGTTACATACAGAGTTCGTAAAGGCATTACCTTATTCAATTAGATCAAGACTTACAGATGTAACTATTCCGACAGTAGGTGAGATGTTTGGCTGGGACGACGAGCAGAATAGGAATCACTTTGAGGCTGATAATGACAAACAGCTTCCACTGATGATGCGGATATACAATCGAGTTGCTTATTACAACAATGAGTATGAGTGTGGGTGGCTCCGTAATGCTACCAAGAAAGAATTTTCTTCGGCTCGTTTCGCTTTTGTAAGCGGCAATGGCAATACGGGATACTACTACGCTTCGTACTCTTTTGGGGTTCGTCCGGAAATCTGGTTGGTTAAGTGATAAATTCTCGCGTAGAAAACATAGCCTAAGATGAAAGGAGGTAAACGTAATGAACAAAAAAGATATTTTACGTTATGTAGCAATTGGGTTACTTGGAGCACTTACAGCTCTATCAACTCAGATTAACAATGAGAGTAAAATAGAAAAAGAGGTTACAAAACGTTTAGCAAAGAAAGAGGAGTCTTAACAGGCTCTTCTTATTTTTCGCGTAAAAAACACGGACTATAGTGAGAAGCTTATTAATTAGAATTATTTAAGGAGGTACTTAATATGAGCAAAATTACAGAAGCAGCAACAGGACTAATGGCAGCAACTTATGCAGTGCACCATGATGAATACAATAAAGGAGTTATTAACGGTACATTAGGAATGGTTGGAGGCGTGTTAGTAGGACTTGCAATTGCAGATGTTATAGCAATAGTAGGGACTTACATAAAGAATAAACAATAGCTTACATGGAGACTTAGAGAAATCTAGGTCTCTTATTTTTATATTTAAGGAGGAATCATATTATGACACCAATTGAAACAAAAGTAGTAGTAAGTGCATTTGACTCAGTAGCAAAGAATTTATATAGGCACAGAAAATGCATCAAGATGCTTGGACTTGCATTTTTAGCGTCAACAGGTCTCCATTTTATTACTCAACAGGAGGTAAAGGAGTTGAACATGCGCATCGAAGACCTTGAAAGGAGATTAAACCATGATTCAGAGGATAAAGAGTCTTGCGAAGACTGCGATTAATTTTACAAAAGCAAATAGCTCAACGATATTATCAGGTATTGCAGTGGCTGGGGTGTTCACTACTGCATTTCTTGTCGGAGAAGCAACACCGAAAGCGATGACTCTTATAGCTGATGCTGAGGAGCAGAAAGCAAAGTCGATTACTCCGATGAATAAACCGGGCGAAAATGTGGTTGAGAGAACTGAACTCACAGTGTGGGAGTCTATGAAAGCAACATGGAAATGCTATATTCCAGCTATATTATCTGGAGGATTGACAGTTGCCTGCATCATAGGAGCAAATAATATTTCTCATAAAAAAGAAGTAGCTCTGACAGCAGCATGTAAACTTACAGAGTCTGCATTTTCCGATTACAAGGCAAAAGCTGCTCAGATAATCGGAGAAGAGAAAGAGCGTGAGATACAAAAAGCGGTAAATGAGGATAATTTGAAGAAACAACCGCAGCAGCCTATATCAGCAAGTATCATAATTAATGGTAGTGACGAATGCGAATTCTTCGAAGCCGTGTCACAAAGGAAATTCATGAGCACCGTAAATAAAATAGAAAAGGCTCGCAATGATATGAACTTTGACATGACGTACGGAAACGAGTATTACAAGTCATTTAACGAATGGCTTGATGCTATTGGCGTAGAACCAGTACCATATGGTGATGATATGGGATTTTCTGCAGAACGCGGTATGATAGATACTCGTATTGATTCATATGTAGACCCAGATACCATGAAACCAACCATGATATTGGACTATGGAGCAAGACCTGTACATAATTACGACAGATAATTCGCGAGAAAAACATTGCCTATTATAGGATAAAAAAGAAAGGAGACTATATTATGTCAAACAAAAATCAGGAAGTTGATGGAGTAACAATGGACGAATTGGAAAGATTCGACGATGAGATTGTAGAAACGGAGGAAACAGAAATGAAAGACAAAGTTAGTGTAGTAGCAAAGATCAAAGCAGCAGCGGAGAAACATCCAAAGATTGCAAAAGCAGCTAAGGTAGCTGGAGTTGCAGTATTAGGTGTTGTAGCCGGAGCACTTGGATACAAGAAACTTACTAATAAGGATTACGTTGATGTGAACTTCATTGATACACCTGTCGATGATTCAGAGGAGCATGGAGAAACTTCAACAGAAGAAAGCAATGACACAACAGTAGACCAGAATTAATTATCAGAAGGGAGACTTAGAGAAATCTAGGTCTCTTATTTTTGTAAAAAGAAAGGAGAGACTAATGTCAGAGTACAAGTCAAATTCTCACAAGTCAAAAACGGCTGAGGCCAAAAAAGAACCTGTGAAGAAAGTTGTTACTGGCAAGGTAATAGCTAAAAATCGTTCACTAGGCCAGAAATTCTCAGACACATTTCTTAGTGAGGATATTTCAAATGTGAAAAACTATGCAGTTAACGAGCTTATAATCCCTGGACTGAAAAATATGTTTTTGGATTGTATGTCAATGCTGCTGAATGGATCAACACGAAGGAGCTCGTCAGGAAGTAGAACAGGGTCTGTGTTTAATTATGGTGGATATTTTAACTCATCGAGTTCAGGCAAGACCACCGCAGCAAAAACATATTCTTTAAAGAATGACGGCTACAACTACAAAACCATCATATTAGAGAGTAAAGGAGACGCTGAGTATATTCTGGACATGCTTCTTGAGGAGATTGATAGATACCATAGAGCATATGTTTCTGATTTATATCAGATGGTTGACATTACAGGAACATATATCGATACCCAGTACGGATGGGAGAATCTGTCAGGAGCGAAGATAAAGCGTGTTCCAGAAGGATATTTGCTCGATTTACCTAGAGCATACAAATTGGATTAGGGGTGATATTCTATGAGTTCTATTTCTATTACAGAAATGAGAAAAGCAATAGCTAAAGAATATCCAGATAGCATGAGCTGGCAGGCAAGAGTATATAAGATGCCGACATACCAGGTTGTAGCTATATTTAAGAAATTTCAGTCTGATGGCAGGTTTGATAAAAAGAAGAAAACTGATAGTCAACCTGTTGAGTTCAGACAAATGACAATATTTGATTATATTTAGGAGGATTAATAATGAACTTATTAGCAAGCATTAAAACAGTCGCTAATTCAGCATCATTTGTGTTGAAGAAGCACGCTCCAGAGATTCTTGTAGTCCTTGGAGCAGCAGGAACCATTACAAGTACAGTTCTTGCATGTAAAGCAACACTCAATCTTGAGGATATTATCGATGATACAAAAGATAATTTAGACAAGGCCAAGAAATTACATAATGGAGAGCTTAAATTAAAGGAAGGAGCATCATTCGACGACAATGAATACAATAAATTTGTAGCACAGACTTATGCTGGTTGCGCGGGAAGACTTCTCAGAATATATGCCCCATCAATTATATTAGGCGGATTATCCATAGCAAGCTTTGTTACATCATATAAGATCATGATGAAACGATATATAGCAGTTGGAGCAGCGTATGCAACTACTAAGAAACTCTTTGACGAATACAGAGCTAGAGTTGTAGATAAGTATGGCGCAGACGAGGATAAGCAGCTTATGCTTGGAACATCAACAATGAAAGTTAAAGAGAAAGTTATTGATGAGGGCTCAGGCAAGGCTAAAACTATCACAAAAGAGATTGAAGTAGCAGGTGATGAGACTCCTCTTGACAGAACTCTTACTGTTATATTCTGTAAAGACACTTCTACAGAATGGGTTCCAGATGCTGAGTATAATTACTCGAAGTTAATGGGAGAGCAGCAATTAGCAAATTGTGACCTTACGGCAAATGGACGTGTCATCTTAAATGATGTACGTGATAGATTAGGTTTACCGAAGACAAAAGCAGGTTATCGTTTCGGATGGAAATTTGAGAAGGACAATCCAGATGGTGATAATACCATAGACTTCGGTATTCGTGAGATACATTCTTGGGACAAAGATATTTCACCAGATGTAAAGAACATATTTGATAAAGACAAGTATTGTAATACTCTTTATGCTCTTGAGTTCAATTGTGACGGAGATGTCTGGGAAGATTGGGACCGAGAGCTTAACGAGTGGTAATAAGAAACTACAACTCTACTAGGAGGTGCATATCAGAATGAAATTTAAAAACTTTATATTTGCAGCGGTACTCAGCATTGGTATAATAAAGGGAACCACTGTTAATGCGGAGGAGACGGTAAACTCAAAACTCACGGCCGGAGTTACGAGTATGCTGTCTTCTATTGATTTTACAGCTGAAACAGAACCTATTGATATTTCTGAAAACGAGCAAATAGTTGTTGAACTGTCATATGAAGAGCCAGAACCGAATTATATTCAGATTGAATCAACCGCATACACCGGTGACCCATATTGCGCAGATGGGACTAGACCGAGACCTGGTGTATTAGCTGGTAAATCTGAATGGATTGGTAAATCAGTTGAATTGTACGATTGCGACTACAACTATATGGGCGATTATACATTTCACGACACTGGTTACGGACAGAGCACCGGTTGGGGAAGAAGCTCACTTGTAAGAGGAAGGCATGTAGGTACTATTGAGGCTGGAGAATGCATTGATATTTATATGGATTCATATTCTGAGTGCATCGACTATGGTAGAAGGACCGTATATTTAGTATGGAAGGAGTAGCCTTATGGGTATTAAAGAAGTAATTATATTTGCAGCGGGATTCGTAGCGGGCGGACTTGTTGTAAACAAATTAGTAGAAAAGAAGTATGAGGATATTTCTAATCAGGAGATAGAATCAGTAAAAGAGGTATATCATAAGAAGTTAGAAGAAGCAGAGAAACCGCAGGAAGAAGCTCCTGATAGCAATGATATTCCAGATGAAGCAGCAGAAACAGAACAGACAAGAAAGGGGACATCTGCCATGAGAACATATTCAGATATTATTAAGAGTAGCAATTACTCTTCGCCAGTAACAAACGAACCAGATTTACCATACGTAATTACACCAGAGGCATATATGGAGCCAAATGGATACGACAAGCTTGCATGTAATTACTACAACAATGATGTCTTAACAGATGAGAATGACGAGCCTGTTGAGATCGAGGAGATTATGGGAAGCCATGATATGCTTGACAGAATGGGTGAGTACGAGACGGACACATTATATATTCGTAACGACAAGACAGAAGCAGACTACGAGATTACACAGATTGATGGTGCTTATGTAGAATAAGACCACAGAAAGGACAATAAAATATGCTTGACTTTATAAAAATCAAAGAAAAGTCTACTAAAATAGGTCTTGAGATATATCCGGCCTTTATAATTAAGTCAAGCTTTGATGATTTAATGATACGAGGCGGTGATTTTTATGCTGTCTGGAATGATTACACTCAACTATGGTCAACTGATGAAGGTGTATTAATTAATCTTATCGATTCTGAATTAGAACAATATGCAAAAAACTATGAAACGCGAACGGGTACAAAGCCTGCTCGCGTTTGTTATTTGTGGGATTCAGATTCAGGGAGTATTGATAGATGGCATAAATATTGTCAGAAGCAATTGCGAGACAATTATCATCCGCTAGACGAAACTATCACATTTGCAAACACTGAGACAACTAAGAAGAATTATATTAGTAAGCGTCTCAAGTATCCACTTAAGAAAGGTCCTACTGATGCATATGACGAAATCATCGGTACTTTATATTCTGATGAAGAACGCCATAAGCTTGAATGGGCTATAGGAGCAATTGTTACTGGCAACTCTAAGAATATTCAGAAGTTCATAGTTATGTATGGAGCTCCAGGAACAGGTAAATCAACTATATTAAATATTGTTCAGGACATGTTCGACGGATACTATGCAGTGTTTGATGCAAAGGTGTTGGGCTCTTCTTCTAATGCGTTCGCGTTGGAAGCTTTTAAAGCAAATCCATTAATTGCTATACAACATGATGGCGACCTTTCACGTATTGAAGACAATACTAGACTCAATTCAGTTGTATCGCATGAGGAAATGACTGTAAATGAGAAATTCAAATCAACTTATGTTAATAGGTTTAACAGTTTCTTATTTATGGGTACAAATAAGCCGGTTAAGATAACGGATGCCAAGTCTGGTTTATTAAGACGATTGATAGACGTGTCGCCGACTGGAAACAAAATTCCTACCAAAAGATACGATATTCTTATGAATCAGGTCAAATTCGAGCTTGGAGCGATTGCCTATCATTGCAAATATGTATATTTGGAGAATCCAGATGCTTATAACAATTACGTGCCTACAAGTATGATGGGCGCATCTAATGACTTTTACAACTACGTGTTAGACTCATATGACATTTTCAAAAGGCAGAATAGTACAACTCTAAAAGCAGCATATGAGATGTACAAGGCATATTGCGACGATTCGAATGTAAAGTATCCATTATCGAAACTTTTATTTAAAGAAGAGCTTAAAAACTATTTCGCAACGTTTAACGAGCGAGCGTTGCTAGACCAAGGTGAGAGAGTAAGGAACTATTACGAGGGCTTCAAATTAGACAAGTTTATATATTCGGGCGACAAACTTGAAAAAATACCGGAGCCTATATTGGAATTGAATTGCACAGAATCTTTACTTGATGAGTATTGTGCAGATTGCCAGGCCCAATATGGTAACGAAGATGAGAAGCCTACATTCAAATGGGACAACGTAAAGACGAAACTCAGAGACCTTGATACACACAAATTACATTATGTGAACTTGCCGGAAAATCATATTGTGATTGATTTTGATTTAAAGGATGAGAAAGGAGAGAAGTCGTATGACAGAAATATTAAAGCTGCTAGTAAGTGGCCTAGGACGTATGCTGAGGTTTCTAAAGGCGGTGCTGGTATTCATCTGCATTATATCTATGACGGAGACACTTCTGCTCTTAGTCGCATTTATAGTGATGATATTGAAATAAAGGTATTTACAGCAAACGCATCGCTAAGAAGAAAGCTGACTAAATGTAATGATATTCCGATTGCAACTCTCAACTCGAATCTTCCTTTGAAAGAGAAAGGAGATAAAGTGATTAATTTTGAAGGCATAAAAAGCGAAAAGGGGTTGCGGAAATTCATAATACGTAATCTCAACAAAGAAATTCATAATGCAACAAAGCCATCAATAGATTTCATATATTCTAAGCTTGAAGAATGCTACAACAGTGGAATGAAATATGATGTGACCGATATGAGACCTGCAATAATGGCTTTCGCAGTTAACAGTTCACATCAATCTGATTATTGTCTTAAGCTTGTTGCTAAGATGAAATTCAAATCAGATGAAGTGTCAATAGACAACCAAGGATATTCTGATGACGAGCTTGTGTTTTATGATGTGGAGGTATTTCCAAATCTATTTATTGTTAACTACAAACGTAGGAACACAGATGTTGTTGTCAGACTTATAAATCCAACACCACAGGATATTGAGCAAGTGCTTAAATTCAAATTAGTTGGATTTAACTGCAGACGCTACGATAATCATATTATGTATGCACGTTTGATGGGTTATGATAATGAGCAATTATTCAATCTGTCACAGAGGATTATCGGTAAAAGTGCCAACTGTATGTTTGGTGAAGCTTATAACTTGTCATATACTGATGTTTACGATTTCTGTGCAAAGAAGCAGTCTCTTAAGAAATGGGAGATTGAGCTTAACAAAAAGGCAGAAGACCCTAATTCCAAAATGGATGATCATGTCAGAGCTTTGTGCAAAAAAATCAAGCATCACGAATTAGGATTGCCTTGGGACCAGCCAGTACCTGAGGAGTTATGGACAAAAGTTGCCGAGTATTGTGATGACGATGTTATTGCAACTCAAGCCGTATTTGAGGCTAATCAAGGTGATTTTACAGCAAGAGAAATTCTGGCAGAGTTAGCAGGTGGTACAGTAAACGATACCACGAACAGCTTGACAACTAAATTTATATTTGGACGTAATCGGCATCCTCAAGACCAGTTCATGTATCGAGACTTATCACAGCCAGTGACAGAGCTACCGGATGACGTTCTTGCATTCTTAAAAGAAGCAAAACCTGAAATGATGGCTGAACCTTTTGACGGACCTCTTGGAAAAAGCTTATTACCATATTTTCCAGGATACAAATTCGAATTTGGAAAGTCCACGTATAGAGGAGAAGAAGTCGGCGAAGGTGGTGAAGTATGGGCTAGTCCTGGAATGCATGGGCGTTCCCAAACAGAAGATGTCGGTTCTATGCACCCAAATTCTGCTATTGATGAATGCACATTTGGACCGGAATATACTAGGAAGTTTAAGGAGATTCTGGATATTCGTATTCATATTAAGCATGGCGAGTACGATGTCGTACGTGATGCATTCGGAGGAAAACTTGCTAAGTACTTGAATGATGAGAGTACAGCTAAAGCATTGGCTCAAGCGTTGAAGATAGCAATTAATTCAGTATATGGATTGACAGCTGCTAAGTTTGAGAACCCATTTAGAGACCCTCGTAATAAAGATAACATTGTGGCAAAGCGAGGTGCTCTATTTATGATTGATTTGCGTCATGCAGTTGAAGAGCAGGGTTATAAGGTTATTCATGTTAAGACTGATTCAATTAAAATTGCTAATCCGGACGATTATATTCTCAACTTCATTGTTGAAAGAGGAAAACGTTACGGTTACAATTTCGAGGTTGAGCATATATTTGACAGAATATGCTTGGTAAATAACGCTGTGTACATTGCAAAACTTGCAGATGATGATCCTGAGGACCCAGGAAAATGGACAGCAACTGGAACACAGTTTGCAGTACCTTATGTATTTAAGACACTATTCAGTAAAGAGCCTATACAGTTCAATGATATGTGTGAAACAAAGAACTCTGCTGTAGGTCCTATATATTTGGACATGAATGAATCATATCCTGATGTTACAGCGGAAGAGAAACAATTTAAGAATCTTGAATCAAAGTATAAGAAAGGCGAGCTATCGGATACTTTGTTTGAGAATGAATGTGCCAGCTTGAGAGAACGTATCGAGGCTGGCCATAATTATATTTTCGTAGGAAAAGTTGGATTGTTCTGTCCAATTAAGCCTGGCTGCGGTGGTGGGACACTTGTATGCAAACGTGATGACAAATACAGTGCTGTTACCGGAACAAAGGGTTACCGTTGGCTAGAATCGGAAATAGTCAAACAGAACAGAAAGGAGGATGACATTGATAAATCATATTACAACAAGTTAGTAGATGATGCAGTTTCTACTATTTCTGAATTTGGTGATATAGAGTGGTTCATTAATGGCTAGTTATATTTAAGCCGAGGTTAAAAAGTAAAGGAGATAAGACTTATGACTAGAAATGAGATTATTGAGGTACTTAAAAACGGAGTTTCAGAGATATTTAATGATGCGATTGTTGACGTAACTGTCTACAAGAAAAACAATGCGCAAAAGAAGATAGGAATCAGTATTCATTACAATAAGCACAACTTTGAAGTTGCTCCTATCATCTACATCGACGATATTATAGAGGATATTGAAGACAATACCATTAGTGTTTGTGATGGCGTTGAAATGATAGCTAACATATACGATAAGGCAAAAGCCGATATTCGTTTAAGCATCAACCGTGACATGATATTGGAGAATCTAAAGTGCGTTGTCATAAACTACGAGATGAATGAGGAATATTTGCAGACAGTCCCTCATCGCAGATATTTGGATTTAGCTATTATGTACAGATTCACAGTAACCATTGACAAGATTATGGAGTGTCATGGAAGCATTGCAGTAAGTAATGAAATCATGGCACAATTTAACTTATCACTTGGTGAACTGGATTATGCTGCAAGGAACAATATTTATGAGGAAGATTTCAGAGTACTAAGCTTATGTGACCTAATAGGAGAGTCTTCTAGTGATGTTCTTCCTGACGACATGTTTCTTAACGTTCTTACAGACAGTGCCGGATGCTATGGAGCTAGGACAATACTGAATAAAAAGCTTTTAGCTTCATTCGGAATGGACTTGTATATTATTCCGTCGAGCATATATGAGATAATAGTATTTCCGGCAAACCCATTTTACAAAGGTGTCCGTGAAACGATTAGAGAAGTTAATGGTACACTTGACCCATCTGATATTTTAAGTGATAACCTATACTATTATAACCACAATAAAAACTGTATCACAATTGTAACTGATTAATTTATATTTTCTGAGGACCTGAGTTCGAGCGCTTGGGTCCTCTTTTATTGGAGCAACAATGAATAAAAGATATTTACAATATTTGACTAAAGCCGGAAAAGAAAATAATGAAAAGACGGCTGCAGCTCGAGCAAAATTTAAACAAACACCATATTTTATGAAAGTAAAGGAGAATGAGAACAATGGCAACAAGATCAAAACATGCACAGAGAAGTAAGAGAAGTAACAAGAAACACGAGGTAATGCTGAATGTCTTTGCACAGATTTCAGGACGCTATGCATATGGAGTCGCCGAGAATAAGAAATACAGATAGGAGATAGCAACATTGGGCAACGACAGAAAAGATTTGAGGCGTTCAAAGGTACTGTCAGTTATTGATACCGAAGAACAGAATAAAGGGTATGCCCGAATTTCATTAGAAAAAATTGCTAAATCTTCGTGTACATCAAAACGGCATGTAATGGATGCAGTAAATGAACTCGTAGACGCGAGACAATTAAAAATAGTTGTAAAGGGCGCTGGTAATTCAGCGTCTTTATATAAAACATTAAAAGAAAAAGGAGAGAATCACAATGAGTAGACCAAACAGACCAAACGATTTAGAGATTGAAGGAGCAGTATTCGGATTCAGGAATTTCAGTGGAAAAGAGACTGATTATTCACCGGAAGGAACAAGACAGTTCGGAGTAATTATTGACCCAGAGTTAGCAATGCAGCTTAAAGCAGATGGATGGAACATTAAGGAGCGAGCAAATGCAGAGGAGCCTACATATTATCTGTCTGTTGCGGTGCGTTTCGACCCATTTCCACCAAAGATCACTATGTTCACAGAGTCAGGTGGAAGAACCATTCTTACAGAGGACACAGTATGCTTACTTGACAGTGCTGAGATTATTACTGCTGACTTGATTATTTCTGGTTCACCTTGGGAGAGCAAGATGGGAGGCGCAGGCATCAAGGCATATTTGAGAACCATGTATGTCAAGATTCACGAGGACAAGTTTGCAGCTAAGTGGAACCGCGAGTTTGATAATTAAATGATAGGAGCTGATTCTATTGAGTATTCAGTTGAAGCCGGAACAGGAAGCAGCTCTTTATAAGATGAAAAATGGTTGTATCTTAAATGGGGGTACAGGTTCAGGAAAGTCTATTACTGCTCTGGCATATTACTTTTACAATAATGGCGGGATATTTAGCAAAGGCTATTATATTCCAATGCCAGATGACGGTGATGGCAATCCACCTGACCTTTATATTATCACTACAGCTCATAAAAGAGATACTCGTGAATGGGATGGCGATATGATTAACTTTCTGTTATCTACAGACCCAAGCATAAACATATATTCTAATACTGTTGTGGTGGATAGTTGGAATAATATACATAAATACACAGAAGTTAAAAATGCATTCTTTATATTCGATGAGCAACGAACTGTAGGCAGAGGTACATGGGCAAAAAGTTTTATTAAAATAGCTAGAAACAACGAATGGGTATTGCTTACTGCTACACCTGGAGATAAATGGCCGGATTATATTCCGATATTTATAGCAAATGGATTTTATAAGAATAGAACAGAATTTAATCGAAGGCATATAGTATATTCTGCATTCTCTAGTTATCCAAAAATTGATAGATATGTTGATATCGGCCGATTGATTAGGCTAAGAGACAGTATATTAGTTAATATGGATGTTCAAAGACACACAGTTCAGCATCATCTTTATATTTCTGTTGAGTACAGTAAAGACACATATAAGGATATTCAAAAGAACAGGTGGAATTATACAAAGGACGAGCCTATTCAGAATGCATCAGAGTTGTGTTACGAGTTACGAAAATGCGTGAATGGCGATTTATCAAGAATAGATAGTATCATTGATATTTTGCATGAGCGTAAGAAAGCAATCATATTCTACAACTTTGATTATGAGCGCGATATTTTGCTGGAATATTTACCTAAGCTGTGTACGGTAGCTGAGTGGAATGGCCATAAGCATCAGGAATTGCCAGAAGGAGATAACTGGGCATATTTAGTTCAGTATACTGCAGGCTGTGAGGGTTGGAATTGTATTAAGACAGACACTATTATATTTTACAGCCAGAACTATTCATATAAGACAATGATGCAGGCAATTGGTAGGATAGACAGACTCAACACCCCATTTATAGATTTATATTATTATCATCTTAAGAGCAAGGCGCCGATAGATTTGGCTATAGGAAGAGCATTAGCTCAAAAGAAAAAATTTAACGAAACTAAATGGGCAAATAGTTTCGCGTAAAAAACATTGACTATAATGAAGAGAATGATCTTAGCTCAGATGGTGAGAGCGCTAAAGGGAACTTTAGAGGTCGTTGGTTCGAATCCAACAGTTCACTCTCTTTATTTTTTTTGTCTAAAAGTAAAGGAGGATATTTCAAATGAAGACAGTAACAAAGACAATTACTTTTTCAAGAAAGACCAGTTCAGAGTGGACACCTGATGCAGAGTACAACAAAAGGCTTATTAATTCACGAATTATTATGCTTAGAAGAATGTTTCATATGTGGGGGTTTGTTTCTTTGAATCAGATTAAAGAGTGTTTTTTAATCAAAGATTCATTAAAGCAGGTGAATTATTTGAAGGAATGCATGTTCCTACATAGCAGAGATGATTATGAGAAGTTTGAGCCGGTTGTCAGCCAGGATAAGAATGACCCTACAAAATTCAAGATTACTATGCAGTTTGTTGATTATTCGAAGGGGGATAAATAATGAACGAGGATGGATATAAAGAAGTACGTTTCGACGTATATTGCCCAAGATGTGTGCACGAAAAAGAAAGTCGGGATGCTGACACTTGCAATGCTTGTTTGGACGAGCCAACTAATTTATATTCTCACAAACCAGTTAAGTTTGAAGAGAAAAACAAGAAATAGAAAGGAGCCGGCGGAATGTATAAATCAATACGGCAAGAAATATATGTAACATTTGTGAAAAATCCTGGATGGCAAAAAAGCAGTAAATTCATGGATAAAAGCGAGAGAAATCAAATGTTCATTACAAGAATTGCAGCTTTGGATATTTTAGCAGAGATGAATAAGTATCCGACAAAACCGCCGGTGAATATTGTAGTTGACTATAAGGACAGAATGGAGAGATTTGCAGACATGGCGCCGTCTATGGAAAGCAAAATCTTATTTTCTACAATGGCAGACACAGCGGATAAAATTATGGATTTATTCAATTAGGTGGGAGGAGACAAAATACTGATGAATGAAAGAGTAGAGGACTGGAATGGATTTCCTATTCATTTCGTACAGTTTGAAGGCTCGTGGTTATGGGTTGCTGACTTGGAGGATATTTGCGATGCATTGGATTTATCAGCAGATGTTGTACTGGATGATATTGATCGCGATTATGTTTTTGAGATGTATGAAGGCAATCCATTTAAAATTGGTATATCTGAGGAAGGTATTTACCAGCTTATATATTTTAGCCACGAGCCTATGGCAATGAAGTTTAAGACCTGGTCATATCGTACACTGACTAAGTTACGTAAAATGATTGGATTACAACCGTGGGAGTCACTAAAACTGCTGGATGAGAAAGTTCAGAGGAGTGTTGACCATATTCTCGATACTATATATTGGGATGAGGAAAAGAAATGTGTAATGCAATCTGTAACACTTCCAGGTGGCGATGTTGATCAGGTTCCGTTAGAGTAGGAGGACTAGTGTGAAATACATAAGTTTATTTGCAATATTAATCATAGCATTCGTTGTTGGATGCTTAGTAGGAGCCGGAATTGTGTCTTCGTTTTGTGTTCCTGCTATAATGTTTTCACTTGGATATTTATTCGTTAAAATTTATCAAAAGGATGAGGAGGAATGAGTGTATGAATTTTCAAAATTTCATAAGAAAAAACGCATCGACTATATTGAGTATAATAGGAGGCATTGGAGTTGTAGGTACGGCTATACTAACAGCTAAGGCAACCCCGAAAGCTCTCGAAGTTATACGAGCAGATTCTAGGATCAATCATGATGGAGACCCGGACGCATACACAGTAGCAGAAGCTATTGAGTCGTCTTGGTCTTATTTTATTACTCCGGCCATGAGCGGTGTTGCTACGTTATTCTGTATATTTGGAGCAGGTGTATTAAATAAAAAGCAGGTTAACAGTGTTTTGGCAGCATCTGGAATAATTAACGGCATGTATAAAGACTATCGCCAAAAGAATATAGAACTTCATGGTTTAGATACAGATAAAGAAATCATGGCAAGCATAGCGGCAGACGAAGCCGATACTGAAGTACGCGTGTGCGCCTATGATGCGTTTGGCACGAGCTGTTTAGAATTCGGGGATGAAAATTATGAGAAGGAATTATTTTACGAGCCCATCAGCAAAAGGTATTTCTGGTCGACCATTCCGATGGTATTGGAAGCTCAATACACCGTAAATCGAAATCTTGTTCTAGGAGGAGAGATATCATTAAACGATTATCTCGAATTTTTAAGAATAGATGGGGTTGAGGGTGGCGATACGTTGCTATGGGCTCCGTGCGATGAATATGTATGGATAGATTTTATGAATCAAATTACTGCAGATGCCCATGGTAATTGTATTCACGTATTGAATGTACTTAACGAACCAGAAACTCTGGAATATTGGAATAAATATTTAAATTAGAAAGGAGAATGAATAATATGAATGAAAAGTTGTTACCAACTACAGCAGGAGCTTTAGATGAGAATGAATTAAAAAAGTTGCGTAATAGTATATATGATGCATATGGTATAGCTGATGTAAGGCCAACATCCATGAATGATCAGGTTTGGATGGATATTGACAAACCTTATCTTATACCATTGGATAGAAAATTATTAACCCGCGAGGATATATTTAAAATGGTGGGCACAATGATGGCAAAAGCTGGATATCCAGATGAAAGAAACCTTAGAGTATTGGCTGGTACATCAATTATGGTAACGTTATCACACATACCCGGAGAGGTTCCGAAAATCATTAATTCACATAACGGGATGACATATGTACATGACAAATGGATGAAACCGCGTGAAATGCAGTTGCAGCAGAAACGAGTAACAATGCGATATGATCAGTTCTTTAAACCAAAGCCGTTTGATGTTTATTCTGCTAATGAATTATCATCATATATTGCCAGCGGTTGGGCAAATTTTGAAAAAAGATTCAAAGAAGCATTTGGAGGATTATTTAATTTGGAGGAAAATAATATGTCAAGAAAATCATTAGAAGTTAAGAAGGTTATATATTCAGGTCCATGTACTATTGTTATTTGGGCAGATGATAGCAAAACAATTGTACGCTGCCAGGATGGAGATACATATTCAAAAGAGATTGGTTTGCTCATGTGCTTGGCTAAGAAAGTTTGGGGTACTAATACATCTGGCTCAAACTTTAATGACTATATTTCAAAGGTTATTTCAGAGAAAGAGGAAAACGAATAATGAGTAGGGCGTGTAAATGCGACAGATGCAATAAATTTTATGAAAGACCGGACGACGATTGTGCAATTGCTGCCATATCGGTCAAATATGTAGATACTTACAATTCTAGTTATTATGACTTGTGCCCAGAGTGCGTTAAAGAGTTCCATGAGTGGTTCAGGAAATATGGAAAGGAATTTAATAGCCTATTGGGGGAACGTAAATGATTTTATACGTAATTCATGGAAATACCTATTATGATGGATACGGATATATAGAAAATATATTTGGTATCTATACGGAAAAAGACGCGGCGGAAGCAGCTAAAGATCTAATAATTAAAGAACTTTACGAAAAAAGAAATTGCAAGAGGTCAGATGTCTGTTGTCGCAGATATATCAGACATCGAAGTGAAAATCTTAGAAATCGAAGCAGGCAAACTTACAGATATCGAACTGGGAGGGTATTGTGAATGATTAAATTAGAGCACGTAGTTCTGGCGAGTCCGGAGCAGATGGAGTTTATTATTGAAGGGATGCGAAATCCGACGAATAGCTGGGAGAATAGCGATAGTGAAATAGAACCAGAGAATATCGGCGACTTTGGTGAAGAGTATGGTTCTATATTTAAGCTTGGTGAAAATGACCACTCTCTAATGCTGCAATTATCTATTGCCGGTACAGATCATAGAAAATTTATGAGAATGATGCCGGTATATGTGAGGATTACTGCTCCTTTATATTGGTGGGAGGAGTTTGATACTTACAAGGTTGGTACTGTTCCTAATGGTTGTAACACCATGAACACGATTGCTGAGAAAGAGTTTACGCTGGACGATTTTAGCTGTGAGCATTTGAAAAATGCATTTGATGTATCTATTCCGTATGACTCTAATATCACAAGTATATTTGAGTATAAGAAGATTTTAGAAGACAACATAGAAATTCTTAATAACGCAAGAGCTTTATATCTTGAAACTAAAAATAAAATATTTTGGTGGCAGATGACTCAGCTTCTCCCTAGCAGCTATAACCAGACACGCAATGTTATGATGAATTATGAGGTTTTGGCAAATATTTATAATTCTCAGAAATATCATAGTAAGCTAGATGAATGGCGAAAATTCTGTAAGTGGATTGAGGAACTTCCATATTCTGAGTTGATTTTGTCCGCGTAAATAACATCTCCTATAATGAAAGGAGTGATAATTATGGCAAAAGAATATATTGTTAAAGCGACTAAGTACGGAAGAGACTGGAAAAAAATAGGAGAGGGTATTGATTTTCTAGAAGATAATAAAATATATCGACTAGAATTTCATGCTACTGGATTAATCCAGGCTATCCGAGTAAAAATAGCGTTTAAACAAAATAAACGGTTTAAATATTACACTTATTGAAAGAGGGACTCAGCAATAACGCTGGGTCTTTTTCTTTTATATTTCGCGAAAAAATATTGACTACTGAAAGGAGCTTAATAGCCTATGAGAGTATATTTTTACGACATTATAAAGGATGAAACTGTAATTAAGCTTAAGAAAATCAAGTCAAAAGACTTTCCAAGCTTAAAATATAAAGGATTAACATGTCCAGGAATCGTAGACAAATTCATGGATGCAGTATATGATGCTAAAAATCTTGTCGAGGAGCATCTTTGGCTGATATGTTTAAACACTAAATTAGTACCAAATGCAGTGTTTGAAGTATCGCATGGCAGTATGACTGATGCTAATTGCAGCCCGGTTTCTATATTTCAAAGAGTCTTATTGACAGGAGCAGGCGGTTTTATAATTGTACATAACCACCCATCAGCGAGTACATACCCGTCACAAACTGATGACGATACATTTAATGATATACGTAAATTAAGTAAAATGATGAATCTTAATTTTTTAGATAGCATCATTGTCGGTGACGGAAAACCATATTCTTATAAATACGATTGCTGTGACTGGAATGATTAACAGAAAGGAAAATATTATGAAAAAATTATTTGTAAGTGTACCTATGAAAGGTAGAACAGAGACGGAAATTAAGGCTAGTATTCAGAAGATGAAGAAAATTGCTGAGGTATACGAGGGTGAAGAGTTAGAGCTTATTGATAGCTATGTTGAGGGTAATCCGCCAAAAGACAATCATCAATCAGTATTGTATCTTGGCAAATCACTTGAGAAGCTATCTGAGGCTGATATTTTCATTGGAATTGAGGATGATTACAATTGGAACAGTTGTTATATTGAAAGACAGGCTGCCCATAGATATGACATTAAAGCTTATCATGTTCCAGCAGATTACGTAATAAACAACTATTGGGAAGTACGCAAAAATGCAGACTCAATGGTACAATGTTAAACACTAAAGCATGCAGATTCTGGTGGAGAGGAAAATGTATGCTTGGCAATAAAAAGCCTTGTGTACATACTCTTTGCCCAGATTGGGAAAGTAAGTATATTTACCCGGTTAGAGAAACTTGGGTTAAGGAGGAGAAATGAAAGAAAGAATCATAGAATTTCTAGCCAGTATTATTGCAGCTGTTGGGTTTGGTCTTACACTAATTGCTGTATTTTGTATATTTTGGGGCGGGATTTCATTATTTGTATGGCTTGTGTTGTCTCTATTTAATATTACAAGAAATATTGTGACAGCTGCTATTATAGGGCTAGCATTTGCATTATTTTATATTGTTATGCAACGATAGGGATAAGTAAGAGTCGCGTAGAATACATGGCCTTTAGTGAAAGGAGAGTGATACTATGTTTAAAAAATATTTAAGAAAGAAGCAATACGCAAAGATAAAATCGCATATCGAAAACAAGATATCATTGATTCAGGAATTAATAGATCTTATTCCTGATGATAAAGCAGACGGATATGAAGATATGATTAAAAAATGTTATATTGCTCAAAAAATATCATTAAAGGAAGTATTACGATTTATTGAAAACGAGGAGAGTTAGTCTTAGGACTAGCTCTTTCTTTTTTATTTTGTTAAGGAAAATGGAGGTGGCAGTATGAAAGTATGCAAAGTAAGGCCAGATAGCTCGATATGCTCTCAATGTTTAGCCATATCAGATATTTCAGACATAATTCCTGATTGCAAAGCATGTAAATTAAATACTGGTACTTACGAATTATTGCAGATTGGAACTGGATTTTGGAGCGGAGATTATGCAATGGTTCAAAAAGATGGAAAAATTACAAAAGTGGCATTATGCCGTGTTTATGACGTAAAGGAGAAATAGATGAGAGATAAACAATATAAATGGGAGTGCATATTCACAGATGCAATATTAAGCGAACTAAAAGTATGGAATTATAATGAATTGGCAGACTATTTTATCACTATTATACAAAAACGCTGTAATTTAGTCGACCCGGATAAACATTACTGCTTGGAAGTAGGCAAAAAAATAAATGATTTCATACAAAACATGCCATCAAAAGAGATAGCACGAATACCGCGTGTAACTATATGCAGTAATTTATCATTATGTGACAATGAGTTTCGTATTATGGAAAGAGTAAAAAATGTAGACTGTTTTAATGCTGATGACGTTGTAAAAGTTCCTGATTATAATGTTTCCGATAAAATATGTATCAACCCTAATCCTATATCACCAGAACACTATAAAAGACTAAGCCCTGAGCCGAAAGATGTTATTCGAAGCTGGGGCTTAAATTTTAATCTGGGTTCGGCGGTTAAGTATATTTCAAGGGCTGGACATAAGGATGATATTATTCAGGATTTGAAGAAAGCTCAGCAATTTATACAGTTTGAGATTGATTATTTGGAAGGAGATAAAGAGTAATGAGCGTACATTATATTTTAGACATGATATTTTTAATCATGTTGATTGGGATTGCAGGGTGGCTGATGGTGGATTTGATACTTAAGTTAACTCATAAGATTCGTCGTCATATTCCACCTGCAACAGTACCTAAAGCTAAATGCCATTGCTGGAACTGCAGATTTAGGTCTAGTGGATATTGGTGTACTATATGGGGCAAGGGTATATTTTTAGATGACTTTTGCAGCTATGGAGAAAAGAAAAAGGAGAAAACAGATGAATGAATTAGAAAGAGATGCTAAGATTGATGAATTGTCAAGTGAAATTGCAGATTTAGCTTTATCTGGTGCAACGCATGATGAATTAAAAGATGCAATTGCACATAGTATGGAGGTACTTGACAGTTTAAAGAAACTTGAATAAACTAAAATAAATCGCGTAGAATACATGGCCTTTAGTGAAAGGAGAGTGATATATATATAGATAAATATGAAGAAGCGGTTCGTATAGTGAATAACTATGTTCGTAAACTAAAAGAGTGTTATGAAAACGAGTGCGATATTGTTGGTGACAAATCAATACCGCCATCGGTAAGAGCAAAACACGCTCGAAGTGCTGACGAATTTTATATGCTATACAGCGAAGTGAACAACATATTACAAGATATTATTTCACTTAATGAATCAAAAGAGGAGTCCTAACAAGGGCTCTTTCTTTTCGCGCAGAAAACATGGCCTTTAATGAAACAATATAACACATATTTAAGGAGGTCGTATATTATGAAAACAATAGAAGAAATTATGAAAGTGACTGAGTGTAATTTAGAACAGGCGGAACAATTATTAGACGAATTAACTAAATTGCCGGAAAAACTTGGAAATTTTATGTCTGATCATTTAGATATTGTAAATGCATGCAATGCCGATGCGATAGAAGTTAGAAGACATTTTGATTATTCAAGAGATGGCGGCAATATTATAGTTAAGCGTGTAAATAAAGAGTTTCCAACGTATTTAGATGGAACACCAAATTACGATCATTGGAAGTATTGTTTTGATTGCTTAATTGATTATGTCGGAGTAAGTGCATATTAATAATGAGTAAGACTTAGTGTAGAAATACATTGGGTCTTTTCTTTTTTTCAGAAAGGATAAGGAGATAAAATAAAAAAATGAACAATACAACAAAAATCAGAATAATGTCTTATGCATCACAGCCAGATAAGGATTACAACTATGACGGCGATTATGTAGACTTTGAAGGTAAGCGATATTGGGTTTGCTTACGAACGGAAACTGTTGAGTTTGTTGGAAATTTGGAGGTGAGTAAGTGATGGATATTATAGATTTTGTGCAAAATGTTTGTAGCTGGCAATTATCTGAATTCCAGATAAAGTTTACTCGTGCAGCTTATGACGCAATTGTGAATGACAGAATATTAATTTATACTCCGCCACGTGTGGATTTTGGGTTTCAATATAAAACATTGCAAGCATTAGCTACTTTATTTCTTGCTTATGAGCGTGGAATGATAAAGAAAAATAGTGTAAAGGAGAAAAAAGATGACTAAATTAAAAGACGTATTAGGCTGCATTGACAATGATGTCAGACTCATTAATGCAAATAATGACGAAATAGCACTTATATTTCGAGGGTTTCAAGATGTAGTATCGGATAAATATTTTGAATGCGGGGTGCTAGAAATGTCAATTAATGAAGCGATGGATGCAACTGTAGATGTGATGATTACAAATGATAAGGCGGAGCTCTATGATTAAAGCAATACGATTGATTGCAGGGGGGATATTTGTTAATACATTGTGCGGGCTATTGCATTTACATGCATATAACCCAGATTGGTGGATATTGACAGTTAGTTTTTATTTTATCTTAGGATTTATGGAGGATTGATTTATATGGTAACAGAATATGAGAAACGTATGGAGAAGCATATGAGCAGTATCGATAAGAGCTTGGTTAGCATTTCTAAGTCATTAAAGAGAATTGCTAGGGTGAAAGAGAAGGCACAGGCTGAATCAAACAGAGAGATGAATGAAGAGTCATGGGACGTATTTGATAACTTATCAAAATTGTCCGGTACGAAGACGAAGCTATTATAATAAGGAAGAAAGAGGTGTAAGTAATGAGTTTTCAGGATGTATTAAACGTAGCAATTGTTGTGATTTTGGTGTATTTATGCTTAAGTGGACTTGTTGGAAGGATTTGTAAGGCTATTGAGATGACTGCAATTGTCAAGTGCATTGGCGAAATGGGCAAGAGTTGTGATAACGGTCCTGCTAAAGATATTTTTGAAGAAATGTCAAAGTGTTTGAAGAAATAGAAATCGCGTAGGAAACATGGCCTATAGTGAAAGGAGAGTGATTTATATGAAAAAGTATATTCTAAAATTCACAAAAACAGGAAAGGAATGGAAAGAATTAGCGTCAGGTGTAGACTTTTTAGAAGATGAAAAGGTTTACAAGATTGAATGGAGATTTGATTCATTTGTTGACTATTTGCACGGATTGTGGGGTATATTAAGAAAACATCACTATGCTATCCATAGAATTGATTAAGTCCTAGCAAGGGCTCTTTCTTTTTCGCGTAGGAAACATTGACTATAATGAAAGGAGAGTGATTTATATGAATTATCATTATCATGTTTCATCGTATTTTATAGGAATGTTTAAAGGTGGAGCACTAAATCCTAAGAAAATAGCTAAAATAACTATTCACACAAATAGTTTATTTAGATATTTAAAGGCATATTGGGCTCTGGAATACGGGCATAAAGATATTTTGATAAAAGATAGAAATTCATATGAGTTTCGTTAATCAAATTTAGGGCTTGTTGAAAGAAACAGGTCCTATTTTTTTGTGATTTTTACTAAGAAAAGGAGGAAATTATGATTCTGGCAGTGCTTTTTATATTATATGTAGCAATCGGGTTGATGATTGAGAGTGTTTTGAATGCATTTTTGGACGAAGTTGGTGAACACCTGTTCATGTTTACAGTATTATTATGGCCTTTGGTTATTGTTTTAGGCATTATTGCACTAATTATGTACCTATTTATTATGGCAGGAGGCAAAATTGGCGAGTTTCTAAGGAGGAAATTTGATGATGAAAAGTGATATTACAGGGCCGTATTTGAATGTAAATGGCAAAATTAGGGGCTATTGTGAGCTTTGTGGCAGAGAAGTTGGGCTGGATGAGCCTGGAAACAAGTGTCCATTATGTGGTGCAGAGCTATATTATGAGCCAAAAGTGTATGACATGTACAAATATGGGAAGAAACACCCGGAATTTGTGAAGAAAATTGATGATATCTGCGAAAAGGAGGACAAATAAATGGGCAGAAAAGGTAAAACTAACGTATACGAGTCTGGAAAAGCTGAGGATGGTTGGTCATCTTCGGTTGCTGAGAAGCGAAATGGTGCTATTTTAAACGCATATTTGGCAGTAAAAAGGGTCACTGAGACTTGCAAAATTGGTGATTTAGTGGCTGTTTCATGCGGAAAACAGTACACAGGAGCCAGTAAAATTGATATCGAAAGCCAGAAATTTAAGGGTTATTTCATAGGAGAATACCCTCGATATTTTAGGATTTTGGTGCATGGAAAAGGTGGAGATTACGTCAGATGCGTTAACAAAAATGACCTGATTGCTGGTGATTTACGTATCAAAAAGTTGTGTGGAAAACCATTTTTGATGCCTGTTGTTGAGTGATTTTTGTGGACATTTTTGGCCATTTTTACTAAAAATTAGTGTTTTTAAAAGTGGCCATTTGCCCACTTTGGTGGCCACAAGGGTAAATTGAAAAGTTAAAAAATGACCATTTTGCCCACTTTTTGGCCACTTTGCCCACCTTCTGCCCACTTTTAAACACCAAAGTGGCCACAAAGAAACCCAGTATTTATGCGGGTTTGAGGGGTGTTGTGGCCATTTGCCCACTTTATTTCTTTAATCGGACAAAAAAATTGAAAAATAGTATATATATGTACTATTTTACCTATATAGAAATAAAATGGGCTTTAAAAGTGGGCAAATGGCCACAAGCATATTTTTAAGGAGGTAAAACAGATGGATGAAGATATTTGGCGCAGACTCATATGCTACTGCGACGACGAGTATATTTCACGAATAAAAACATATTCTTTAAATTGGCAAGAAGCGTCCATTACGTTTCAATTCTATGATGGTACTTATGAAATATTTTATTACATGGAGGAGACATGGTTTAAGATAGGCAAGCTTCCAATGAGTAAAGAGAAGATGAATGAGTACTTTGGACATAAGTTACAAAAGTATATGTACATGCATGCCATGACACAACACCGGTTAGCAATTGAGTCTGGAGTTTCACAACACCAAATTAGCGAATACATTCGTGGTGTACGCATTCCTAACTTCTATACAATTTCTCGATTTGCAAATATTCTACATGTTTCGACTGACGTATTTAGATTCCGTTTTGAGAATCCTGTTAAATTTGAGCCACCAAAAAACGGAACCACAATCGCGTAAAAAACACACACTATAGTGAGAGGGTGACTGTATATCGTGGTTACTCTTATATTTTTGTGGGCATAAAAACGGAACCACAATCGCGTAAAAAACACACACTATAGTGAGAGGGGTGACTGTATATTGTGGTTACTCTTATATTTTTGTGAGTATAAAAACACACACTATGGCAAAAGGGCGACCGTAATTGGTTGCTCTTATTTTTTTACGCACGCACGAAAGGAGTTAATTATGTTAGAAAGCAAATTCCAGTCAGGTCTGATTAAAGAAATAAAATCCAGATATGACGGATGCGTTGTTATGAAGAATGATGCAGGGTATAGACAAGGTACCCCGGACCTTTTAATTCTTCATAACGACAAGTGGGCTGCTCTTGAGTGCAAGCAATCGAGCAAAGCAAGTCATAGACCAAATCAAGATTATTATGTGAACAAATGGAACGATATGTCTTTCGCAAGATTTATCTATCCAGAAAATAAGGAGGAGATATTAGATGAGCTTGATGATGTATTCGGACATGCTAAAAGGTAAGCATGCCAAACTTCCACCAAGTCAGGCAACTCGTTGGGCAACAAAGAATCTGACACCTGATGATATTTTCAGAATGATATGTTCTGGATACGCTCAGGAAGTCGGAACTTTAATTCACGAGTATGCAGAGAATGCAATTAGATATCGTATTAAGATACTAAAGTCTGACAAGAAGGAAGTACGTAAGCATCTGCTGATTCACGGAATACCTGAAAACGTAGTCGCGTATTATGTTGACCGTATATTCCCGAATCTTATGACTTACACAAATGATGCTATTGGATTTCGCATGGACACGGAAGTTCCAGTATCATATTCTGCAACACCTTTAGCAGAGTTTAAGAGTCGCGGTAAGCTGCCACCTATATTTGGTCATGCTGACGCGCTCAAATTCTCAAAGAATAAACTCATGATATTTGATTTAAAGACTGGATTGTCACCTGTTCATATTGAGCAGCTTCTGACATATGCCAGTCTTTATTGTTTGCAGGAAAAACTGAAACCAGGCTGTATAGACATTGAACTGAGAATTTATCAGAACAATGAAGTATCAGTCACAATACCAGAAGCTGACGATATTCTGCCTATTATGGATAGAATCGTAGCTTATGACAAGATGCTAACAAACTTTTTGATTTCGGAGGAAATGTGAAATGGAACAAGAGCTAATGCACATTGGTACCAAACAACCTTATGATGGTTCGCCAACAGGTTCTGGTAGATACCGTAAAGGTTCTGGTGAAAATCCTCAGAGATCGAAAGATTTATTAGGATATGTAAAAACACTCCAAAAAGAGGGTATGAGTGAAAAAGAAATAGCCCAATGTATGGAAGTGTCGACGACTAAGCTTAGAGAGTTGAAAGCTAATGCTGTAGCTCAGGAACGCGCCAATAATATCAGACGAGCTCAAACTCTTAAAGACAAGGGCTACAGCACTTCTGAAATTGGCCGTCTTATGGGTAAGAATGAATCATCAGTTAGAGGATGGTTAGACGAGAAAGCTAAAGAAAAGGCAAGCCTAACCAAGGCAACTGCTGATGTGCTTAAGAAGAATGTTGATGATAAAGGGTATATTGATATCGGTTCCGGTGTAGAAATTGATATGAATGTGTCAGCAACAAGACTTAAGAATGCAGTTACCATGCTAACTGACCAAGGATATGTAACTCATGAAGTGAAAGTACCTCAAGTCAGCAATCCGGGAAAGTATACAACTGTTAAAGTATTAGCACCTCCTGGAACAGAATGGTCTGATGTTATTCACAACCCAGACAAGATTCATACTGTTACTGAATATTCAAGAGATGACGGTGCACATTTTGATGTAGTTCGACAGCCTACAAGCATCGATGGTAAGCGAGTAATGATTCGCTATGCAGAAGACGGTGGAATTGATAGAGATGGAACAATTGAAATCAGACGAGGTGTTGACGACATTTCCTTAGGCAACTCCAACTATGCACAGGTTCGTATTATGGTTAATGGAACACACTACCTTAAAGGTATGGCTATGTATTCACCAGATAAGATGCCTGACGGAGTGGATATCATATTCAACACCAACAAAAAGAAAGGTACACCACCGGAAGATGTCTTTAAGAAGATTAAAGATGATCCAGATAATCCTTTTGGAGCTTTGATAAAAGCCAACGGCCAACGATATTATTCTGACCCAAATGGAAAGTACGTCAAGGTTGGAGAGTCATATTCAGAAGCTACTAAGTCTACGAAGAAAGATGAGCCTCGTTACAGCTTATCACCAGTCAACAAGCTTAGGGAAGAAGGCGATTGGACAGAGTACGCAAAGTCTTTATCATCTCAGTTCTTATCTAAGCAGGATTTGCCTCTTATCAAGAAGCAGCTCAACTTAGCTTATGACGAGAAGAAGACACAATACAATGAGATTATGTCATTGCAGAACCCAGCTCTTAAAAAGACATTGTTGGAATCATTTGCGGATGACTGTGATGCCTCAGCGGTTCACTTGAAAGCTGCAGCCTTACCAAGGCAGGCTATACAAGTAATACTACCAATCCCATCAATGAGTGATAAGGAGATTTATGCTCCAAACTATAAGAATGGTGAAAAAGTTTGCCTGGTTCGTTACCCTCATGGGGGAACGTTCGAGATACCCGAGCTCACGGTCAACAACAATAACGCTAAAGCAAAGAAAGCATTGGGAAATGCAAAGGATGCTGTCGGTATCAACTCACATGTAGCAGCTATACTGTCAGGTGCAGATTTTGATGGTGACTTTGCCCTTGTTATACCAGCAAATAATCGTGGTTCATCAGTACGAATCAAACACGATAAACCTCTTGAAGGATTGAAAGACTTCGACCCAAAGAAGTATAAGTACACGGATGAACAGCTTGCCAATGGCGCAAAGGTCATTACTTCTGCGTACAAACAGAAGCAGATGGGCGTGGTATCAAACCTTATTACGGATATGACATTAAAGGGTGCACCAACAGATGAAATAGAAAGAGCTGTTAGACATTCAATGGTTGTTATTGATTCTGAAAAACATAAGTTAGACTACAAGCAGAGCGCAATAGATAATGGTATAGATGAGCTTAAGAAGAAATGGCAAAGCGGAGGCGGAGCTTCAACTATTATCTCAAGGTCTAAGTCAGAAGATAGGACAGTGCCAGAAAGAAAGGAAGGTAGGTACATTACTGACCCAGTAACTGGCAAGACTACTAGACATTACATAGACCCTAAGACAGGAGAGAAACTGTATACCGATACCGGATCTACCTATACCACCACTAAGACCCTAAAGAACGGGACTACCCAGGTAGTCACATCCCTACGTACTACTTCGGTACCTAAGATGGAGCTGGCTAAGGATGCTATGGCTCTTGTCGGTGACAAACATGATCAGAAAGAGTTAGCTTATGCAGACTATGCCAATAAGCAGAAAGCATTAGGTAATCAGGCTAGACTAAGCCTACTGAATACCCCTAGTGCCACCTACTCCCCTGAGGCTAAGAAGAAGTATGCTGAACAGTGCGCTTCCCTGGATGCCAAACTTAAATTAGCTTTACAGAATGCCCCTAAAGAACGCCAGGCACAGTTATATGCAAACATAATTGTGAAAGAAAAGAAGGAACAGAGCCCTTCCCTGACAGACAAAGAAAATAAGGATCAACTTAAGAAAGTTAAATCGCAAGCATTGGCCACAGCTAGAGCTACATATGGAGCTAAGAAGCCAAACATAGTTATTGATGATAAAGAATGGGAAGCCATTCAAGCAGGTGCTATAAGTAATAGCAAGCAGTTACAAATCTTTAAGAATTGTGATCAAGATGCTTTAAAGCAAAGAGCTCTACCGAAACAAACAAATGCACTTAGTGATGCAAAGGTTAGTCGTATCAAGTCTTATAGTGCAAACGGATTCACTATTGCAGAGATTGCAGCTGCGATGGGCGTTTCAACAAGCACAGTTTCTAAGTACTTGTAATTAATGAAAGGACAAAGCAATGGAAACAGTTTCAAATGATTGGATGCTAACAACTTCCGATAATCCTTACAATCCTTTCACACAGTTTGATGAATGGCAAATGTTTGATTCGTTGCAAGGTTACAACACTTGTTCTTACTTAGATAGAATTTGTGTAACTTCTGACAATTTATCAAAGTCTTTTAATGATTCTGAAATTGATGAAGCAATGAATGAGATTCTTAAGTATGATTTGTTAGGAAATTATGTGAAAGTTAATAAAGAAACAGCACAAAAGTTTGCTGATTATGCAAAGAAAATGATGTATTCATCAGAAGAATCATCATAAACAAATAAAATTGAATATTATTACCTCTATCAGTAGTTTGGGACAGGTAAGTCCCGGCTTTGATAGGGGAGGGGTCCTGAAAATTGACACCCCCTACTGCATCGCGGCCGTCTTAAAAAAATCTCCGGAGGGATATTTTTGAAAAGCAATTTGGACCCGGTGCATACTTTTCGTAGACATCTTTATAGAACATACAAGCTCTTATCGGTATTTTATCTCCTTTCATCTGGTACCCCAGGTGCAAACAAGTTCACATAGCCTCTTTAAGCTCGAAAAAGAGGTATAAAACAGGTTTGTATGTTCTATAAAGATGTCTACAACTCTATATAAACATATGTGAACAATAGGAGATGAGATAGTAATGCCTAAAAAAGAAGACAGAAAACCTGCAGCTTCATTAGAAGAGCGGGAGAATCGTATGGTGGCAGCAGCTATGGATCTCGCAGAGAAGCAATTATTAGAAGGAACAGCATCAGCTCAGGTCATTACACATTTTTTGAAGATAGGTTCTTCTAAAGAAAGACTTGAGCGAGACATAATGGGCGAACAGAAAGATTTAATAAGTGCAAAAACACAGGCGTATAAGTCAGCAGATGAGCAATTGAATATGTACAAGAATGCAATACGTGCAATGGGTATATATTCTGGTGAAGATGACCCAGGAGACGACATTGATATATGAAAACATATTCAGAACTTATACAACTTTCAACTTTTGAAGAGCGCTTAGCATATCTTTCTTTCAAATCCGTTATTGGGCACGAGACCTTTGGAGGAAGCAGATGGTTAAACCAAACTTTCTACAGGTCTCCAGAATGGAAGCATTTCCGGCGTAATGTTATATTGCGTGACAATGGATGTGATTTAGGTATTGACGGTTTTACGATATACAACGGAATTTATATTCATCATATTGAACCTATAACCCCTCAAGACATACAAGCAAGGAATTTGGAGAAATTACTGAATATGGATAACGCTATATGTTGCTGCCTCAACACTCACAATCTAATTCATTATGGAGATATTTCAAATGCTGTTATTGCACCTATAGAACGAACACCAAACGATACCTGTCCATGGAAACAATAGGAGATATGACAATGAATGATGTTTTAATAGAAAGCATTTTAGGTTCTGTAAAGAAGCAGGTCAATGTAGCTCCGGAATGTACAAGCTTTGATGAAGACTTGGTTATGTACATAAATGCACAGCTTGCAATATTAAATGATATTGGAATTGGAACAGATGGATTCACAATTTCTGACAACACAAGTACATGGGCAGACTTTATACCGGACAACGTGGCCTTGGCTAATTTAGCAAGAACATACACAGGCACAAAAGTAAAAATTATATTTGACCCGCCAACAAGCTCAATAGTTTTGGAAGCAAGTAAAAACTATGCTACAGAACTTGAATGGCGAATGAGTGAAAAGGTCAAATTGTTACAGGAGGAATAAATGTGGCAATACAATTACGACGCACTATTAGCTCCTGATGAACTGGAGCATTCTGGACGTAAAGGTATGAAATGGTATCAGCATATTTTTACGAAAAAAGATGGAAGCTTGAATTATCTGGGTAAACGAAAAGCAAAGAAAATGAAGGATGACTATACTAGGCTAACAGGTAAGCAGCTTCGTAGGAATCCAACAAAAAGCAAAGGGTCTAAACCAGTAAACGAAATGACCGATGCTCAGATTCGCAAAAGAATTGAACGTATCAGACTTGAAAATGAATTAAATAGCTTGCAGCCAGCCAAAGTTTCAAAAGGTAAAGCAATTACACAGAAATTAAGTAGAAACTTAACGGACATGGCTATTGAACGCGGAACACGGATACTTGGTGATTACGTTGAAAAGAATGTGAGGAGCAAGTTAGGTCTTAATGCTCAGTCCACTAAATCCCAATCTCAAATACTTGCAGATAAGGCTAGAGATTTAGAAAATCAGTGGAAAATCATTGAAAATCAAAGAAAGATTGACAATGCCAAAGCACGTTCTGCAGCAGCGACCCAACAGCAGTCTGATAAGAATAATCAACAGCAGTCAAATTCTCAAAAAGAAGAGCAGAGCAATAAGCATGAGACAAACAGAACAACGTCTCATCACACAAATTCTGATGATATTCTTAGAGGCACTGTTGAAGACATTCCATCTGGAACACGCGAGACTGGAAGACAGTATATAGCGTACTTGCTAGAAGATAAACATAGGTAGGTGAACAATAATGGCATTATCTAATACGGCTGTGCCTTACTATTACGGCCAATTTAGAGATGCTGTAATTAGAGGTGAAATCCCGATATCTAATGAAATCGCCATGGAAATGCAACGAATCGACGAACTAATTGCCGATCCACAATATTACTATGACAATAAAGCGATAAACGGATTTATAGCTTTCTGTGAGAACGAGCTGGTTTTAACAGACGGTTCCGACTTACACTTACTTGACTCGTTCAAACTTTGGGCAGAGTCTATATTTGGCTGGTATGAGTTTGTAGAGAAAACTATACCAGAGCCAGATGGTCGAGGCGGCATGCATTATGTCACTAAGACAATCAAGAAGCGACTTATTAAAAAGCAATATTTAATTGTTGCACGAGGAGCCGCTAAATCAATGTATGCATCATGTATACAAAACTATTTTCTATGTATTGACAAAACTTCATCGCATCAGATTACAACAGCACCAACTATGCCTCAGGCAGAAGAGGTTATGTCACCAATTCGTACTGCAATCACCCGTTCAAGAGGTCCACTGTATACATTTCTTACAGATGGTTCAATCAACAACACAACAGGTTCAAAAGCCAACAGGCAAAAACTCTGTCCTACAAAGAAAGGAATTCAGAATTTCCTGACTGGTTCACTACTTGAAGTTCGTCCAATGACAATTGATAAGCTTCAAGGATTGCGAGTAAAAGTTGCAACAATTGATGAGTGGCTTTCTGGTGATGTAAGAGAGGATGTAGTTGGCGCGATTGAGCAGGGAGCTGCAAAAGAGCAAGGTGGAGGAGCAAATGATGACTATCTGATAGTGGCTATCAGCTCAGAAGGAACTGTCAGAAATGGTTCCGGTGATACAATCAAAATGGAGTTAATGAGTATACTTAAAGGCGACTATAAAGCTCCACATACTTCTATCTGGTGGTACAAGCTGGATGATATTAAGGAAGTTAACGACCCACGTTATTGGATGAAAGCAAATCCTAACATTGGTATCACTGTATCTTATGAGACGTATCAGTCTGATGTGGAGAAAGCAGAAGCCAATCCTGCAGCAAGGAATGATATTCTTGCCAAACGTTTTGGTATACCAATGGAAGGCTACACATATTTCTTCACTTATGCCGAAACACTTGTGCATCAGAAGAGAAGCTATTGGCAGATGGCGTGTTCTATGGGAGCTGACATGTCCCAGGGCGATGACTTCTGTGCATTTACATTTATGTTCCCAATTGGCAATGGACAGTTTGGAATTAAGACACGTTCTTATATTACAACCTTGTCATATTCAAGATTACCAAGAGCGCTTAAAGATAAATATGATAAATTTATTGCTGAGGGTAGTTTGATAGTTATGGAAGGAACAATCCTTGACTTGATGAATGTCTTTGACGATGTAGATGCTTATATAACTAAGAATGAGTATGATGTTCGATGCTTTGGATATGATCCATATTATGCAAAGGAATTTGTGGAAAGATGGGAGAGAGAAAACGGTCCATTTGGTATAGAGAAAGTACAGCAGGGAGCGCGAACAGAGTCCGTTCCACTAGGTGAGTTAAAGAATCTTGCTGGTGAACGAATGCTCTTATTTGATGAGCAAATCATGTCGTACACAATGGGTAATGCTATTACTCTTGAAGATACAAATGGTAACCGTAAGCTTTACAAGAAACGAAGAGAACACAAGATTGATAATGTGGCAGCTATGCTTGATGCATTTGTGGCATACAAGCGTAATTTAGATGCGTTTTAGGAGGAATAAATAGAAGTAAAGCCCATACTTAATCTAAGTACAGGCTTTTATTGCTCGATAATCTTCATATAAAATTTTCTCCATAAAACAGTTCACATAAATGTTTCTAAGCGATAGTACATAATTGATTAGTATTTAGCTTAATTTCTAATAGTTTGCCATAACGGCAACTTAAAATGCCGTCCTTTAAAATAACGGAAAACGTATCGTTATTAACAGCTATACTAATACAATTGGCTATCATTAATGCGATATTCAATTTACTCATATTTTAATACCCCTTTCTATGTTATTTGAAGACTCTAATATCTCCATAATCAATCATAGCCAAATCGCGTGAGTATGTCAATACTATATTTTTAAGGAAGGATAAACCATGTGGCAATACAATTACGATTATTATGACTTAGACTCTGATGAGCTTATGCATTATGGCATTCCTGGAATGAAATGGGGGCACAGAAGATATCAGGACGAAGATGGAAGTTTAACCAATGCCGGAAGAAAACGAGCATTAAAAGATTCTAAAACTAAATGGGGTAAAGCACGATGGCAGCCATCATCTTCAAGGTCATCGACGCTTGCTGCTATTTATTTGGCAACAGGTAATAAACGTATAGCAAAAAAACTAAGTAAATCTAATGATGAGGACGCTATAAGATGGATAATTGCTAAACGGTTCGCCGGAGCTAAAATTAATGATTTGCGAAGACTAGAAACAACGTTGAATAGGCAGAAAGTCGAAGAATTGATTAGCAAATTGTATGACGCAAAGGAGCAATAGCCAAATCACGTGAGTATATCAATACTATATTTTTAAGGAAGGATAAATTATGTGGCAATATGAAACATTAAACCCAGATGAACTCATGCATTATGGTGTTATCGGTATGAAGTGGGGTGTAATACATAATCCTGCTAACGCTTATGCTAAAGCCATAAATAAACGTAATTCATTAAATTCGAAATCAGATAAGAATAGAATTGCGTATGAGAAAGCCAAAATAAAGGCCAATAATGGAGCCTCTGCTAAGTATAAAAAATATCAGGCTAAAGCTGATAAGATGCATTACAAAAGCAGCAAGGCATTGGATAAAATGTATAAACATGCTAACCCATTGATCCGTACAAGTATATCAGATGATCTGTATCAGCGTTCTAGGAGAAAGGCCGATAAATATCAGGCTAAATTCATGAAATCTCAAAGAAAAGCAGATAAATACAAATCTGCATATGAGAACAGAGCTGCTAAAGCAGGAGCAGCAGAATCTAAGTATTTAAGATCTAAGCATAAAGCTGAAAAATGGCAGGAAGCAATAGATAAATCGTTTAGAAACGTAGATGTTAATTCACTGCCTATTCAATATACATCTGCTGGTAAAGCATATATTGAAAAGTTTAAATAATTCAAAATGGTATTGGAATCCGTAAGGGTTCTTTTTTTATACCAAAATTTAAAGGAGAAAAGAAATGGCATTATCAGTAGGCACACGTTTGAAACATGCCTGGAACGCATTTTTAAATAGAGCACCAACTCAATACAGAGATATTGGAAATGGCTCAGGAATAAACCCAGGGCGAGCCAAGTTCACAAGAGGAAACGAACGCTCGATTATCAATTCACTTTTCAATCGTATTGCGATGGATGTAGCAGCGCTAGATATTAAGCATTGCCAATTAGATGCAAACGAACGATACAAAAGCACCATATCGTCGGGGCTTAATGATTGCCTGACACTAAGTGCAAACATTGACCAAACCGGTAGAAATTTAAAGCAGGATATTGTTATGTCTATGTTCGATGAAGGTGTCGTAGCTGTCGTACCAGTAGATACAACCGATGACCCGAATAATACAGACAGTTACATTATTGACACTATGCGTACCGGAAAAATTGTTGAATGGTATCCGCGCCATGTAAAAGTTCGATTATACAATGACCGAACTGGGCATAAGGAAGAAGTTATTTTACCGAAGTCTGACGTGGCCATTATAGAGAACCCATTCTATGCAATTACGAATGAACCAAATTCATCAGTTCAACGACTTATCAGAAAGTTAAATCTGTTGGATGTAATTGATGAGCATAATGGCTCAGACAAGCTCGACCTTATCATACAGCTTCCATATACGGTTAAAACCCCGGCAAAGAAAGCAATGATAAAGGAACGCCGAAAAGAGATTGAAGAGCAGCTAACTGGTTCAAAGTATGGAATAGCATACCTCGATGCTACAGAGCACATAACCCAGTTAAATAGGTCTCTGGAGAATAATCTCCTTAAACAAATCGAGCTACTTATCAACATGGTATATAGCCAGTTGAGTATTACAACAAGTGTAATGGATGGCACTGCGGATGAGCAGACCATGCTTAATTATAATAACAGAACTATTGAACCTATCGCATCCGCAATCGCAGACGAGTTCAAAAGAAAGTTCTTATCTAAAAATGCAAGAACTAGAGGACAAACGATCATGTTCTTTAGGGATGCTTTCAAATTAGTTCCAGTTAACAATATTGCAGATATTGCAGACAAATTCACACGTAACGAAATCATGTCTACCAACGAGATGCGTGCCGTTATCGGTATGAAGCCGGTTGATGACCCTCAGGCAGATGAACTTCGTAATAAGAATCTTAATCCGGGCGAAAACCAGTCCTTTGCATCCACTACGGATGAAGACCCAGATGAAGATTACGACTATGGAACTGATTACTAATAAAACAAGGAGGAAAACATCAAAATGGGATTCAATCCAAATGATTATGACTTTGCAGGCTATGCAACAATGAATGACATTTTATGCAGCGATGGAAGAATCATTAAACGTGATGCATTTAAAGCTCAGGATGGCAGCCGTATTCCATTACTTTGGAATCATGACCATCAGGATATTAACGATGTCATTGGACACGCTGATTTGGAAAATCGTTCTGACGGTGTGTATGCATATTGCAAATTTAATAACAGTGAAAACGCAAAGATGGCAAAGGAGATTGTCCAGCATGGTGATATTTCATCACTTTCTATTTATGCGAACAAGCTTAAACAGATGGGCAATGAAGTCTTGCATGGCGTTATTAGAGAATTAAGTCTTGTCCACGCTGGGGCAAATGATGGTGCTCAGATTGACTGGGTATTAGCCCACAGTGACGATCCAGAGGCAGGTGAAGGATTTATCTATAACGGTAATTTACCTATTACCATCCTGTGCCATTCGGATGGTAAGACAGATGTACCAAAGGAAGGAGATACAAAGGTGCCAGATAACAATCAGAAGCTGACTCAGCAGCAGAGCGACAAAACAGTAGAAGATGTCATTAATTCTATGACAGAAGAGCAGCAGAAAGTTTTATATGCACTGGTTGGAGCAGCTAGTGAAGGCGAATTAGACGACGATAATGAAGGAGGAGAACCAACTATGAAGCACAGCGTTTTCGACAACGATAACAATTCAGAGGAGGCACTGTTACATTCAGCAATTATTGATGAGGCAATCAAAGACGCTAAGAAGTATGGCTCAATGAGAGAGAGCTTCATCGAGCACGCAGCAGCAAATAACATCACAGATATTAATATGCTTTTCCCGGAGCCAACAGAGCTCAACGTACCACCAACATTCATTAAGAAAGATGAGACATGGGTGAGCGATATTATGGGCTCAGTTCATCATGTACCTTTCTCAAGAGTAAAGACAACCTTTGCTACTCTTGATGCTGATGAGGCTAGAGCAAGGGGTTATATTAAGGGTAACATGAAGAAAGAGATTGCCCTTGCTCTTCTCAAGAGAGTTACAACACCTACAACCGTATACATCAAGTTAAAGATGGATAGAGATGATGTTGTAGATATTACTTCATTTGATGTAATCGAGTGGCAGCGTGCAGAGATGCGTAGCCAGCTTAATAAGGAGCTCGCACTTGCTATGCTTCTTGGTGATGGCAGAATTGCATCATCTGATGATAAGATCAATGAGCAGAACATCCGTCCTGTAGTATCTGACGAAGATATGTATACTATCAAGTACACAATCAAAGAGGGTACAGATTACAAGATCAAAGGCAGCTCATACTCTGATAACGATTCAGAGTATAAGGGAGTTGTCCGCGGAGCTGTTAAGGCACGTAAGGATTATAAGGGCTCAGGAAGACCTACATTCTACACAACAGAGGATGTACTTACAAACCTTCTTCTCCTTGAGGACCAGAATGGACGTGTAATCTATGAGTCAGAGGAGAAGCTCGCAACAGCTATGCGTGTAAGCAAGATCGTAACAATTCCAGAGATGGAGAATTACAAAGACATTTACGGAATCATTGTTAACATGACTGACTACACAGCAGGTGCTGATAAGGGTGGTGCAGTTAACACATTCGATGATTTCGATATCGATTACAACCAGATGAAGTACTTAATGGAGACTCGTATGAGTGGCGCTCTTACAACACCATACTCTGCAATTGTCCTTAAGAAAGCTGCAGCAGCTAGCGGCGGTACACAGTCAGCTGGCGGATCATCACAGACAACTGGTAAATAGAAAAGTCTGAAATAATCAAAATGGGATACTAGGAGGCATTATGGGTAGATTTTATGGAAATATCGGATTCAATGTACCTGGCGAAACAGCGCCTGGAGTTTGGACCGATTCATACATAGAACATCATGCATATTTTGGTGATGTTACAAGAGATTATAGAAATCTCGAAACGTCTGGCTCTAACGTCAATAGTAGCCCAAACTTGAACACCATTATAGCAATTGTTGGGGATGAGTTCGCTTTTGAGCACATTCCTGACATGCGTTATGTGGAATATTTAGGTTCCAAATGGACTATAAAAACTGTGGAGCCTAAGGACAGAAAACTAATCTTAACTATTGGAGGAGTCTATAATGGCGGATAGAATCACGCTACACAATAAACTGGTGGAGATTCTCGGCACAAAAAATGTATATTTTCAGCCTCCACCGAAGTTAAATTATCCTTGCATAAAGTACGAACTGGGAAAACAGAAACGTATACCGGCAAACAATAACAACTATATAAAGAAACAAGGATACACAATTACTCTTATTGATTACGACCCAGATAGCAAATTCAAGGAAAAACTTGAAGAATTACCGTACTGTGCTTTTGACAGGCATTTTACAACTTCTGGGCTTAATCATTTTGTATTCACAATATTTATTTAAGGAGGAAACCTAATAATGGCAGGTAAGAAATTAGTATGGGACCAGACAGGCGAGAGAGAGTTTGAGACTGGTGTCAGCAAAGGTGTACTTTACGTTGCTGAGGGCGGAGCTTATCCTAAGGGAGAAGCTTGGAATGGTATCAGTAAAGTATCTGAGTCTCCAGAGGGAGCAGATGCCACAGCAGTATACGCCAACAATAAGAAGTACTTAAATCTTATTGCAGATGAGCAGTACAAGGCAACGATCAGTGCTTACATGTATCCAGATGGATTTAAAGAATGTAATGGTGAGTCTTCACTTGGTAAAGGCGTTACAATCGGACAGCAGAAGAGAAAGACATTTGGATTCTCTTATCAGACACTTATCGGAAACGATACAGATGGAACAGATCATGGCTACAAGATTCATCTCGTATACGGCTGTACAGCAGCTCCATCATCTGTTGATCATTCGTCAGTTAATGAGTCACCTGAGGCAGACGAGATGTCATGGGAGATTTCTACAGTTCCTGTAGATGTACCAGGCTTCAAGCCAACTGCAACTCTCGTAATTAACTCAACAGAGACTGATGCCGCTACACTCAAGAAGATTGAGGATTTATTATACGGTACAGAAGAGGCTGAGGCTAGATTACCTCTTCCAGCAGAGATTATCACTCTTCTTGGCGCAGCTACAAACGTGTAAAATAGTCGACAGATAATCAAAATGGTGCTATACTGACAATAGTTGATGCATAGGAGGAACGTATTATGAAACTTATTTCACTTACATGTCCAAATTGTAATGCTAACTTGGACGACATAGACTCAAGCAGGCCGTTTTGCTATTGTCAGTACTGTGGCACTAAAATAGCTTTAGACGATGGCACTATTCGAAAAGAAACTCATATTTATGATGAGGCCAAGATTAAAGAAACAGAATCCTCTGAGCGAGTTAAAATGCGAGAAATGGATGTCAAGCGTGAACGCTCCAAACAAATGAACGAAATATTAAAATATGCTTTAATATTTGCAGCCGTATTACTTGTAGTTGGCATTGTGCTTGCTGCATTTGATGTTGAAATAGGCTGGTATATTATATTATTGGAGATGCTAGCTGCTGGATTGGTATTTGACTATGCAATAATACACAAAGATAAAAAAAATAATAAGTAAATTGATTTACAGACCATCACTTCGATGGTCTGTTTTTTTTGCTTAAAATTGAAAGGAGATAATTATTATGTTATGCAAAACAATAGAGTACGAGGATTTTCTCGGTAATAAACGTAAAGATGATTGCTACTTCAATCTTTCAGAAGCAGAAGTAGTAGAGATGGAGCTTTCAACAACAGGCGGCTTGTCAGAGATGGCAAAACGTATTGTAAAAGCTAAAGATACTCCATCAATGGTAAAAATATTCAAGGAGCTTATTCTTAAGTCATATGGAGAGATTTCTCCAGATGGAAAACGATTCATGAAAACTCCTGAAATCTCAAAGGCTTTTGAAGAGACACCAGCTTACTCTAAACTGTTTATGGAATTAGTTGCAGATACCGATAAGGCAATTGATTTCTTTAATGGAATCACACCTGGTAACAAGGACACTGCAGAGATTAAAAAGCAGGCTTTAGAGCAGCTCGAACAGTAATATGCTTACATTAATAGTTCCACCGTCAGATGCAATTAGATTGTGGGATGAACAAAATGAAGTATTTTACACTAAACCACCATTTAAAGGTGGAATTCTTAAACTAGAACATTCTCTAATTTCAGTATCTAAATGGGAATCCAAATGGTGCAAGCCGTTCATAGATTCAAAAAAAACCAATGATGAGGTCTACGATTACATACGTTGCATGGCTTTGAACGCAAGTGAATCAGATCCAATCTTCGATTATTTATCCACTGAAAATCAAGAAGCAATTAATAAATACCTAGAGCGTCCAATGACAGCTACAACTTTACCGAAAGAAAGTAGCACAAGTAAAAAAATAATAACTTCCGAAGTTATTTACTATTGGATGCTCGAGCTTGGCATTCCTTTTGAATGCGAAAAATGGAATATCAAAAGACTGATTATTCTCATTAGAGTTACTGAATTAGAAAGAAATAAAGGAACAAAGAAAGTGCCTCAACGTGACATGATATCTAAATATGCTGAGATAAATGCCAGAAACAGAGCGCGCTTTCATTCAAAAGGATAGAACTTGGCATGATTACATTTAGACAAAAGGGAGATTTCTCAAAGCTTAATCACTATTTCGAGAAGCTTAAAGAAGGAATCAAAATAGGGGATTTAGATAAGTACGGACGTGCTGGAGTTGAAGCATTGTCCAACGCAACCCCAAAAGACACTGGACAGACAGCAAGTTCTTGGTATTACGAGATAAAACGGTCAAATGGTTCAGTGTCTATACAATTTAAAAATTCAAATATCCGTGAAGGAGTGCCAATCGCCGTTATTTTACAGTACGGTCATGGCACAGGAACTGGAGGCTGGGTAGAAGGAAGAGATTACATCAATCCTGCTATTCAGCCTATTTTTGATGAAATTGCAAACAATGCTTGGAAGGAGGTTACTAGCGTATGAGTCAAACTGTAGATAATAAAGTTGTAGAGATGCGATTTGATAACGACCAATTTGAAAAAGGTGTCGCTACGAGTATGTCTACAATTGATAAACTCAAAGCTAAACTCAATTTTCAAGATGCAGATAAATCGCTCAGTTCACTTTCAGATTCTGCAAAAAGGGTGGACATGAGCACACTAGCAAATAGTGTTCAGAAAGTTAGTCTTCAATTTTCCTCATTGCAGGTTATAGCTGGAACAGCTTTAGCCAATATTACGAATAATGCTGTAAACACTGGCAGGAAAATACTTTCTGCTTTGACTACTAATCCTGTTAAAGATGGTATGTCAGAGTATGAAACCCAGATGAATGCTGTACAGACAATTCTGGCAAATACTCAAAAAGAGGGAACAAATGTTAAAATTGTAAATAAATATCTTGATGAATTAAATACTTATGCTGATAAAACTATTTACAATTTTTCAGAAATGACACGTAACATCGGTACGTTCACAGCAGCAGGAGTAAAACTTGGTACATCAGTGTCATCAATCAAAGGTATTGCAAACCTTGCAGCAACATCAGGCTCTAATGCTCAGCAGGCATCTACAGCTATGTATCAGCTTTCACAGGCAATTGCAGCGGGTAAAGTCCAATTAATGGACTGGAATTCGGTTGTGAATGCCGGAATGGGAGGACAAGTATTCCAGGATGCATTAATACGTACTTCTGAGCATTTAAAAACAGGTGCTAAAGAAGCTATCAATACATATGGATCATTCAGAGAAAGCTTGTCAAAAGGTGAATGGCTTACAACTCAGGTTTTAACAGAAACTCTTGACCAGTTTGCCACAGCAGCAGATACACAAGAAGAATATGAAGCAGCTGTAAAAAAGTTCGTTGACGAAGGATATTCTCAGGAAGAAGCAGAGCAAATCGCAACAATGGCTAAGACTGCTGGAGAAGCTGCAACAAAAGTAAAAACATTCAGCCAGCTTATAGACACATGCAAGGAAGCCTTGGGCTCTGGATGGACCACAACATGGCGGCTTATATTTGGTGATTTCGAAGATGCTCGTAAACTCTGGACAAGTGTTAGCGATGCGATTGGCGGGTTTATTAATAAATTCTCAGATGCTCGTAATAAAGTACTGGACAGTGCATTATATAACAATTTTAAGAGTCTCAGCGAAAGAATTAAATCCGTCGGAGAAGCAACAGAAACTGTTACTAAAGTCACTGAAAATTTCGGAGAAGTAGTAAATCGAGTTATTGGTGGAGAATTTGGAAACGGCGCAGAACGAGTTCAAAAACTTACAGAAGCAGGCATGGATTGGGCTCATATTCAGAATCTTGTAAATGAGCAACTCGGTGACTCAACAAGACATGCAACAGATTACAAAGAAGCTCAGGAAGAGGTAACAAAAGCCCAGGCCGAAGCAATTGAATCATTTGCAGCAATGTCTGATGAACAGCTTACGAATATTGGATTTACACAGGATGAAATTTATGCTTTACGAGACCTTGAAGCTCAGTCAAAGAAAACTGGCAAATCTATGCAGGAACTTCTTGAAGAAGAGTCAAGCAGAAAGGGCGGACGAGAGCTTTTAATAGAGTCATTCACAAATATTGGTAAAGCTATAGGGACAGTATTTAAATCTGTTGGCGAAGCATGGAAATCAGTATTTGACCCAGTAACATCGAGTGACCTGTATGGTGTGATTGAGAAATTTCACAGCATGTCTGAGTCAATGCTTGGGGTGGGTGAACATGCAGACCAATTAGTATCTACTTTTAGAGGCTTATTTGTTATTTTAAAGTGGGGTACAAACATACTTGGTGGCGGTTTTAAGATTGCCATAAAAGTTGTTTCGCTTTTATTAAAAGCATTTGGTTTAAGTTTCCTCGATGTAACTGCAATAATAGGTGACTTCTTATATAAGATTGACCAGTTTCTTAGCGAAAATGACTTTCTTGCTGCTGGCGTTAATCTTTTGGCAGAAGGAATCAAAATGGTGGCTTCTGGATTAAAAGAATTATATGATTACATATCTAGTCTTCCAGAAGTGCAATCATTCTTAGAAAAAATAAAGTCCGTAGACCTAAGCGATGTAGCTCAAGGATGGATCGAGTCGCTATCAAGCGGAGTCAAGGAACTTAAGAATCTCGATTTAAAAGAAATAGGAGCTTTTATAATTGAAGGTCTCAAAGATGGCATGAGCGGAAAGATCGGTTCTATTATAGAGGCCATTTCTGAAATCGCTAATACTATTATAGATACAATAAAGGACATTCTTGATATTCATTCACCTTCAAAAGTAATGATTGCAATAGGTGGATTTATCGTAGCAGGTTTGATAAAGGGTATTCTTGACGCGTTTCCGGATGTAAAAGAATCATTAAATCAATTGACCGGTGGAATGGTAACTTGGCTTGAAAACATAGACTGGAATCAGATATTTGCAGGAATTGCATCAGCTGGATTACTTAACATATCAACACAGCTTTCCACAGCAATAAAGAATTTCAGTGTTTTCGCTACTCAAATCGGAGGGGTGGCAGCTTCAATATCCGATGTGCTAAGCAACATATCGACCAGTATCCAAGTGGCTACTAAAAGCTTTAAGAAAGTTATGAAAGCTAATGCTTTTAAAACAAGAGCAGAAGGTATTAAAGAAATAGCAGAATCCCTTTTAATTCTGGCGGGAGCTGTATATATCCTTGGTCAGATGGATAAAGATGAACTAATACGCGCAACCACATGCATTGTAGCGCTTGGAATTGCTTTATCTATAATGACCGTTGCTATATCAAAATTTTCAGAATCGTCAGCGTCTCTTGACAAAAACGGTCTGAATATTAAAGGACTTAGAACATGCCTTATCCAAATGGGTATGGCACTTTTATTAATGGCTGAAACAGTCAAAATCATGGGCAAACTAAACCCAGATCAAGCGACTCAAGGGTTTAAAATGCTGGCTGGATTGTGCGGATTGATAGTAATATTGACAGGTGTCCTTGGTAAATGTGTTGATGATGAACAAATGGCCAATATAAACAAATTTGGTAAAATGATGACCAAACTGGCTATAGCTTTATTACTCACGATTGCAGCGGTTAAACTAATAGGGCTCTTAAAAACTGATGAACTTACAAAGGGACGAAACTTTGCAATAGCGTTTACAGCATTTGCAATACTATTAGGCATAGCATCAAGACTTGGCGGTCCAAACGTAAGCAAATTTGGAACAATGATGATAAAGTTAGCGATAGCAATTGGATTGATGGTTGCTGTTGTTAAACTTATAGATTGCTTATCTCCAGAAGCGGCGATAAAAGGCGGAATATTCATGGCTGCTTTTATGGTCTTTATTGGCTATATGGCAATTGCCTCTATGTTGACCAAAAACGCAAAAGACTTTGGAAAAATGATATTGTCGATTTCTGCCTCACTATTATTACTTGCTATTACTATGCAACTCGTAGGAAGATTAAGCCTTGCAGCAATTGGAAAAGGAACATTATTCATGGTTGCATTTGCTGGATTTGTTCTGGCTATGGTCGCTATAAGTAAATACGCTAATGGAACTGAAATCGTCAAAATAGGGGCAACATTACTTGCATTAAGTGTGTCAGTTGCTATCTTGGCAGCAGTGTCAATTATGCTAGGTATGATATCACTTCCTGCGCTTGCAAAAGGTGTTGCTGCTGTAGCAGTTTTAGCGATATTCATGTCAGGAATGATAGCCGCTACAGAAGGTGCAGAAGATTGCAAAGGTTCAATAATAGCTATGGCTGTTGCAATAGGTGTTATGGCTGCAGCAGTAGCCGCATTATCATTTATAGAATGGCAAAAGCTTTTACCAGCAACAGCTGCATTATCAATGGTTATGTTTATGTTTACGATTATGGAACATGGCGCTAGTAATGTAAAAGGCGCGATGGGTTCAATCATAGCAATGTCCGTAGTTGTTGGATTACTTGGCATAATGTTAATTGCATTAAGCCAATGCAAATGGCAAAATACATTAGCAGCAGCTGCTGGACTATCAATAGTAATGCTGGCATTCGCTGGAACACTAGCAATTGTTGGCGCTACTGCTCAGGTTGCAATCGCAGCCATACCGGGAATAGCTGTTATGACATTAGCACTTGCTGCTATAACAGTTATGATATATGAATTAGCTCAGTGTAACCCGGAATCAGTTTTGGCATCGGCAGCTAGTCTGTCAGTCTTGCTATTAGCTCTTTCTGTAGCTTTAGCAATAGTAAGTCATATACCAATATCTGGAGCCATAGAAGGTGCACTGGGATTGTCAGCATTTATCGGCATAATGGGATTGGTTCTTGCTGCATTAGGTGGATTATCACGAATACCGGGACTTACAGAACTAGTGGAAGATGGTGGAAGTTTCTTATCTTCTATAGGATACGCATTAGGCAATTTTGTCGGTAGCATAGTTGGTGGATTTGCAGCGGGAGTTACTTCTGGATTACCTGAAATAGCTGATAATTTATCTGCATTTGGAGATAAGATTCAACCGTTCATAACTTCTTTATCTGCAGTTGACCCTATTGATTTTGTAGCAAAAGTTGGGGCACTCACGGCAGGCATATTATTACTCACGGCAGCAGATTTTGTGTCTAGCATAATGACGTTTAGCCCAATTTGTAAAAGCTTTGCAGATTTAGGAAGTGAATTATCACAGTTTATGATAAATGCAATGCCGTTCTTAACAGCAGCATTGCTTATAAGCCCGGACATGATGGAAGGGGTTAAAGCGCTTGCTGAAACCATTATGATAATAACCGCCGCAGACCTATTGTCAGGCATCAGTTCATGGATTAGCGGTGATAATTCTATGGACAAATTCGGAACACAATTGGTTTCATTTGGAAATGCTATAGCCGAATTCTCATCAACTGTAGCTGGCAAAGTGGACGCTAGTGCTGTAGAAGCTGCAGCAAACGCTGGCAAAATAATGGCTGACATGGCATCCACAATACCTAATTCAGGAGGTGTACTAGGATTCTTTGCTGGTGAAAATGATATTGATACATTTGGTAAAATGCTTAAGTCGTTTGGTAAATCCATTGTATCATTTTCTGAAACTGTAGCCGGTAATATAGACCAAGATGCTGTTCAGGCAGCTGCAGATGCTGGTTCTATAATGGCAAAGTTTCAAGAGACAATACCTAATACGGGTGGAGTTGTTGATTTCTTTACCGGTAAGAATGATATGGCAACCTTTGGCAATAATCTTGAGTCATTCGGTAAGTCAATAGCGTCATTCTCTGAAAAAGTAGCTGGTAAGATAGACTCTGATGCGGTTCAGACAGCAGCAAATACTGGTGCCATGATGGTGGAATTAAATAAAATAGTTCCAGATGAAGGCGGAGTTAAAGGCTGGTGGTTTGGAGATAATGATTTATCTGATTTTGGTGATAATATTGCTGATTTTGGTGAAGCAATAGCATCATTCTCAGCATCAGTGTCAGGAGCTGTTTCAGCAACAGCAATTAGTAGTGCGATTGATTCTGCCAAAGATTTAGTCGACTTCAACACATATGCAAAAGACGCTAAATTTGATAATCTTTCAAAGTTAAATTCGGCAATAAGTACCGATTTTGCAGGTATTGCTGGTTCATTGCAATCAGTATCTTCAACTATATCAGAAGGCATTAGCATAACGAATATAAACAGCATGATTTCGTGTTGTCGTTCGTTAGTATCATTTTCTGCTGAAATCGGAAAAGATTCAGGAAGTAATTTAAAGAGCTTTGCATCAGCATTATCTGATTTCTCAAAACAGATGTCAAAAGTTGATACAAGTGGTTTATCTTCATTCTCAAAACAGATGAAGACAATTGGCGATTCAGGCGTAAATGCATTACTTAATTCATTCAAAGGTACATCTGCTAAAGCTACACAAGCAGGCTCATCAGTGGCTAAAGCTATTAGTAGCGGCTTTTCAAAGAATGCATCGTCATTCACTAAAGCTGTTACAAGTGTATTGAATACAATGATACAAACCATAAAGGGATATAGTTCGAAAGCGTCATCTGCTATGAAAGCTGTAGCTGCTGGTATGGCCGATGGAGTTATATCGGGTAAAAGCATGATCGTGAATAACGTCAAAAATGCAGTTAAGGCTGGAGTTACAGAAGCTAGAAGTTATAGAGAAGCATTTTATGGAGCTGGCGCTTATCTTGTAAGGGGACTTGCTAACGGCATAAGTGACAACGACTATATTGTTAAAGCAAAAGCAAAAGCTATGGCAAAAGCTGCTACAAGAGCCGCTCAGAAGGAACTCGATGAGCATTCACCATCTAAAGTATTTTACAAAATAGGTAAATACATTCCTATGGGAATGGTTAAAGGTATTGATGCATATGCTTCACAGGCTAAAGATTCATCTAAATTAATGGCTAGGTCAGCTGTTGATGGAGCATCATATGCCTTGACCGCGCTCACTGATATGATAAATGGTGATATCGATATGTCTCCGACTATTAGACCAGTCGTGGATATGAGCAGTGTTAATGCAAGCGCAAGAGATATGAATCAATTGCTTGGTGGCAATATAAATTTGGGCTTAAGTGCTCAGTTAAATGCCATTAATTCAAGAATGCGTTCACGCAATCAAAATAGTGGTAATGCTGATGTAATTTCTGCAATCGCAGGATTACGTAAAGAAATCTCTGGAATCAGCAAACCAACTTACCAGATAGACGGAATAACATATGACGATAATTCAAGTATTTCAAGTGCTATTGAAACACTTGTAGATGCAGTAATAACAGAAAGGAGAATCTAGCATGCCAGCAGTATCAAATTTGCAGGTAAAATTGCAGACAGGTACCACAAATACATATTATGCTACCTGGGACTTCAACGAATGGACTAAATCTACAGTAGTTACTGGTACTGCTATGGGTGTAGGTTCTCTTGTGTCTATATCATCAAATGCAACTTATTATAATGGCCAGCATATGCCGGATTGGGTTAAGAATCAGAGATGGTATATTCGGCAAATTACTGGAGACCGTGCTGTTATTGACCAAAACGAAGCACATACCCATAGCATATGTTCACCAGTAAATGTCGGCTACTTATCAGGTGGAACACAACAGACATCCACGGTGAATGTCAAAACACTGGACCATTATTCAGTAACATGGCAATACGATACTGGTGACGGCATATGGTTCCAAGGCTCGTCCGGCGATACTACTGATAAGCAAGCAACATATTCTGGGCCGTCTAATGCTCTTAGAATAAGATGTTTAGTAACCCCAGTGTCCACAACGCATCAGGTAAACGGTTCGGATGTTGCTTATTGGACTGGTTCACAGGTAGCAAAAGAATATTCTACAGCGGGGGACCCACCTGCAAAGATGAGCGCTCCTTCTGTAGAAATTAAAAAATATTCATTAACAGCATCGCTTGATAATATAGGAGACTATTCTGAAAACGGAAGCTATAACAAGATAGATGAACTAAAGTTTGAGATTTACAAAGATGACGTGCTATATAAAACCGGTAACGTAACTGTTAAACTGGCCAAAGGCGCATTCACTTGCAATGTCGAGGCAGGAAGTGAATATATGGCACGAGTATGTGCAGTCAATATATTTTACAGCTCTCGTATTCAAGGCGCTTGGTCAGATTTCTCAAGTAAAGTAGGAACGATACCGGCTGCACCAGCTGGAATAGATCAATGTCGAGCAACATCTAAGACATCAATCATGATCTCATGGTCGGCGGTTAAAACTGCGACATCTTATGATATTGAGTATGCAACAAAGAAATCATATTTCGATATTACAGACAAGACAAGCACAAAAACTGGAATCACAAAGACACAGTTTGAATTTGTAGGTCTTGATAGCGGAAGCGAGTATTTCTTTAGAGTTCGTGCTGTAAACGATAAGGGTGAGTCTGATTGGACTGCTATATCTTCTGTTGTGATAGGTACAAAACCGGCCGCGCCTACGACATGGTCATCAGCGTCCACTGTAGTTACAGGCGAACCATTGAATCTATACTGGGTTCATAATTCAGAAGACGGCTCAAGATGGAAGTATGCAGAACTGAATATTTTAGTTGATGGTAAAAAACTAATAACTAATCCCGATCCATTTAAAAACACTCAGGCGGAGGATGATAAAGATGTTACTCCATCGTATCCAATTGATACGAGTATATATTCTGAGGGAACAGTTATAGATTGGTGCGCAAGAACATGCGGCGTAACGTTAGAATATGGTGATTGGTCTGTAGTTAGAAGAATAAATGTTTATGCACCACCTACATTGTCACTAAGTATACGCAATAAGGATAACAATCCGACATCGGTTATCCAGCAGTTTCCGTTTTATATTTATGGATTACCGGGACCTAAAACTCAGGCACCAGTAAGCTATCATGTATCTATAGCAGCTGCAAATAATTATACAACAGTAGACCAAATTGGACAGACAAAAGTTGTAAATGCTGGTGAAGAAGTATATTTCAAAAACTTTGACACTGGCGAAGCATTACTCGTTGAGATGTCAGCACATAATGTAGACCTTGAAAATAATCAAGATTATATAGTTACAGTAGTCGTATCTATGAACTCGGGTCTTACCGCTACAGCCTCAACAACCATATCTGTTAACTGGACAGAAAGTAAGTATGAGCCAGATGCTGAGATTGGTATAGATGAAAATTCATATTCTGCATTTGTCAGGCCGTATTGTACAGATTCAAATGGCGACCCTGCATCAGGAGTAACATTGGCTGTTTACAGAAGAACTTACGATGGCGATTTTGTTAAGATTGCTGACCAGATAGAATGCAACAGGAATATTCATGTGACGGACCCACATCCAGCGTTGGATTATGCTAGGTACAGAATCATAGCAACAGAAGAATCTACCGGAGCAGTGAGCTTTTACGACCCACCTGGCTATCCTATAAATGGCGATTATATTATTCTGCAATGGGATGAAGAATGGTCAAGCTTTGACACTAACAATAGCGATACAATGGTAGATCCACCGTGGGCAGGTTCATTGCTTAAATTGCTCTACAACGTAGATGTATCAGAATCGACTGACCCGGATGTTGAGTTAGTTGAATATATTGGGCGTAAAAACCCAGTTTCATATTATGGAACACAAATAGGAACATCGGCAACATGGAATGTAGATGTTCTTAAATCGGACAAAGAAACAATTTATCAGTTACGTCGTATACAAAGATGGATGGGCGACGTGTATGTAAGGGAACCATCTGGTGTTGGCTTTTGGGCTAATATAAAGGTAAGCTTTTCACAGAAACATACGGAAAAGCTGGTTCCTGTAACACTAACAATAACTAGAGTAGAAGGAGATATGTAAGATGACAGACTGGAGTAAGTCTATGACACAGACATTCGAGTACTATACGGTTAATCCAAATACTTGGAAAGACGTAGACTTACTCACAAATGTCAAATCGGCCACTATATCAAGAGATTTAACAGCAGAAACACTCGGCTCAGCGAACTTTGATATAGATGATGATATAGGAGAATGCTACATTAGAGCATATCTCAAAGTTGTTCAAAATGGGATTACAGAACGTATACCTCTTGGAACATTCCTTTTACAAACGCAAAGTTCTACGTTCAATGGTAAGCGAGAGACAAGGTCAATAAATGCTTACACGCCTTTAATAGAGTTGAAAGAGAATCCACCGGATTTAGGATATACTATATTTAAAGGCGAGAACATAATGGACAATGCAAAAATCTTAATCAGAGAACACGCAAGAGCCCCGGTTGTACCAGTTAGTAGCGGAATTACTTTATATGGTGATTTTGTTGCTAATTCAGACGACACCTGGCTCTCGTTTCTTTCTGATTTAATTGGAAATGCAAAATATGGATTTGGTTTAGATGAACTAGGTCAAATTCTTTTCTCGCCGAAGCAAGATAATCAGGCATTGCAACCAGTGTGGACGTTTACATCAGACAATGCCTCTATATTGCATCCGGGTATGCAGATGGAAAGAGATTTATACGGCATACCGAATGTCTTGCAGGTGATATATACAAAAAACAATGAACATTACGAGACTACAGTAAAAAACACTGATTCAAACAGTCCTGTATCTATTCAAAATAGGGGTAGAGAGATTACAAAAAGAATCACAGACCCTGATATAGGAGGCACTCCAACCAAAGAGATGATAGATGATTACGCTAAGGCTCAGCTTAAGGCGCTTTCTACATTGACATACACCATAAGTTATACACATGGATATTGCCCTGCAAGAGTTGGAGATTGTGTCAGGTTTATGTACCCGGAAGCGGGATTAAAAGACGTTAAAGCTAAAGTGATTAGCCAGTCTATATCTTGCACTCCAGGCTGTTCAGTCTCAGAAAAAGCAACGTATACAGTAAAATTATGGGGGTGATTAGAACTCATGAGAAACGTTAATAACTTAGCTACTACTTTTGCTAAGATTATAAAAGAAGATGCTACAGCCACTAAAGACTCTACCGTTTATGGAACTGCCGTAGAATTTAATGGTAAGATGTACGTCAAACTTGATGGCTCAGAACGAATGACCCCTATCGAGACTACTACAAGTATTAAGGAAGGGGATAGAGTAACAGTTCTGATTAAAGCGCATTCAGCCACAGTCACAGGTAATGTTACAGACCCTTCAACAAGTAAATCTGATAAGAAAGCTACAGATGATAAGGTTAAAGATTTGTCAACTCAAGTTAGTGAGTTTGGTACAGTAGTAGCTGGTAAAGTTAGTACTGAACAATTGCAGGCAGTTGAGGGCAGGGTTACAAATCTTGTGTCAGATAATGTAAATGTCAAGAATGAATTAAAAGCTCAATCTGCAAGTATCACAAATTTGGATGCTAAGAAAGCAAGTATAGATGATCTGAAAGCAACTAATGCATCGATTGATAATCTGAAAGCTAATATGCTTACAACAGATACTCTTGATGCTAAGTATGCAACTATCAAGAATCTTGAAACAACAGATGCAACAATTCATAACTTATCAGTAGATTATGGCGATTTCAAGAAAGCTACAGTAGATGATTTAAAAGCTAGAAAAGCCGAAATCGATGATTTATCTACTAAAAAACTTAATGCAACAGACGCAGAACTTAAGTACGCTAATATAGATTTTTCAAATATTGGTGTGACAGCTATTGAACAATTCTACGCAACATCTGGCATTATTAAAGATTTAGTTATAGGTGACCAGACGGTTACAGGCGAAATTGTAGGCGTTACTATCAAGGGTGATTTAATTGAGGGTAACACTATTGTAGCTGATAAGCTTGTAATGAAGGGCGATGACGGTCTATTTTATAAGCTTAATATGAGTGCCGCTAATGGAGTAAATGCTGAGCAGACATCATACAATAGTATAAATGGAAACATTATAACTGCAAAATCTATAACAGCTACTCAGATATCTGTTAAAGATTTAGTAGCTTTTGACGCTACAATTGCCGGATTTCATATTAAAGATACAGCAATATATTCTACTGGCAAAGAGTCTGCAACGAGTACAGTACGAGGCATATATTTAGGTAAAGATGGTCAGCTTGGATTTGGTGATGGTAATAACTACATCAAATTTTATGTTGACGCTGATGGAAAATATAAGCTTGGTATATCTGCCGAAAGTCTTACATTTGCTACTGGGCAGAGTGTAAAAGACGCTATTGACGAAGTAGATAGTAAAGTAGATGCTATAAAATCAATTGATTCGACAACTATTGGATATTTGGTTGGCGATAGCGGAACAACCCCACCTACAGGAATTTGGAGTGCAGGAGTGCCTGTTGCACCAAATGGTAAATATTTATGGTGTCAGAAAATAACGACTTATACGGATGGAAGTCATGATTACGAGTATTCAGTAAGTAGAACTGGTGATAAGGGTGAACAGGGTATACCGGGTCTACAGGGAATACAAGGCGAAAAAGGCGATACCGGCCCGCAAGGTCCTCAGGGTATACAAGGACTCCAAGGATTACAAGGAAAACAAGGTGCTCAAGGTATTCAAGGACCAACCGGACCACAAGGCAAACAAGGTCCTCAAGGAGTAAAAGGTACTGATGGTAAAAATGGAACTAGTTCATATTTTCATATTAAGTACTCAAATGATGGCGGCAAAACATTTACAGCTAACAATGGTGAAACAGTTGGCATTTACATAGGTACATATGTCGATAATACAGAAGCTGATAGTACTAGCATTTCTAAATATACATGGCAACGGTTGCAAGGCGCTCAGGGCCCTAAAGGTGATCGAGGTATTAAAGGAACTGATGGAACGAATGGTAAAACATCATATTTGCATATTGCTTACGCAAATAGTGCAGATGGCAAAACAGGGTTTGATGTATCTAATAGTTCAGGAAAGCTATATATTGGACAGTATACTGACTTTACTTCAAACGACTCAACTAATCCAGCGTCATATTCATGGACGAAAATTAAAGGTGAGCAAGGACCTCAAGGTAAACAAGGTATTCAAGGAAACACTGGACCACAAGGTAAACAAGGAACCACAGGACCGACCGGACCAAAAGGAGACGGATTGGATGTTAAAGATACCAGAGGTACTAATCAACCACCATCATGGTATTTTGCAAATTACCCGCGTACGTCTGTTGCTGAATTTAAAAGTTGTTCTGTAATCGGATTATCTGGTAATGGAAATTATTGCTATTTATTAACAGTTGTGCCATGGAGTGATGCAGGAGGTGGATATCCTAAGCAGACAGCTAAAGTAGAGGGAACCGGAAAAGAATTTTGGAGAGTCGGAACGTCGCAATCAGCATGGAGTAAATGGACTGAAGCCGTACGTAAAGGCGATGTAGTGAATCAATTAAATTCTGAACTGAAAATCTCAGGCAACTCAATAGCCCTCACCACCGGCCATTTTACTATTAGTGCCAAGAATTTAACACTAGATTCGGCTGGTAATGCTACCTTTAGTGGAACTGTGAAAGCTGCTAGCATTGAAGGTGGAACTATAAAGGGTGCTACCATTACTGGTTCGGCTGGCGAATTTACTAAGAGTTTTAAAGTTAATGTACCATGTGGGTATACGCCGCCAGATTTGGGTGATGAGACATCACATTGGCAATTTATAGCAGATTCTGATCATATGTATATTGGGTATCATAACAGTAACATGTCAGAAGATCCTAGTTATGGTCGATATGCCTCGTTTTTTAGCATATATGAAGGGATTACATGTGTACACGGAGGAAACATAGAAATTGAGGCTTGGAATGGTAATATTAATTTAACTGCGGACTCTGTTAGCATCGCCAGTTCGTGTCTAAATGTACCTTTAGGTATAAGAGCAACTAGCAATATGCAAAATATGCCAGTTAGATTTGCAGCCGGAAACAAAACTGTTAATATTTCTAATAGTGAATATGTAGCCTTAATGACAGATGCTGATATACGTGCAGCACTTGGATATTCATCCGGAACATCTATTGCTGGGAAAACAACTATAACCATTACTAATGCTGCATGGAATTATAATAGATGGCAAGTAGGAAATTGTGTATACAATCAAGGCACTTGGTATGTAGCATTTAGCGGTGCAAGATCAGGAAGTTGTAATGTAAGCTATGTAATATTTTGCTGGGCATAAACTAAAAGGGGATAAAATGAAAACATATAGTACAACAATAGGTCATTTATATGACATAGAGCAGGAAATTATCAAATCTGGAGTAATGAATATGTCTTTCTCCAGAAAAGGTAGTTTCTCTATTGCTCGAAATTTAAAGAAGCTTACGTCTGAGCTCGAGACTTATAAAGAGGAGAGAGCTAATCTTATAAAGCAGTATTCTGGGGATTCTGATTCAATCAATCCTGAGAATCCACGTTGGAATGAGTTCTATAAAGAATATTTAGAGCTTTCAAATGTGGATGTATCAGTAGAGATTAACACAATCTCAGAGGAAGATTTCCCAGAGCAGTGTACGCCTATGATTTATACAGCTCTCGAGTTCATGACAGAAGATGACATTAAGGAGGATTAAAGCAATGTTAAACACAACAACTACACTTTCAATTCAGGGTTCTTCAAAAGACCCAGCAACACAGCAGGATATTCTCACTTTCGAGGCTCGTCTCGAGTTTGATGGAAGAATCAACATGTATAAGAGCTGCCCTGACCGTAAGGCATACAACGTCAACAAAACTGTAGCAGATGCTGATTATGACAAATTTGAGGCATACGCCAACGCTATATTTGATAAGGTCTCAGCGGGAGAATCTACAGCAGAGGAGGTGTAAAATATGGACTTTAATGCATTAACTTCGTATTTTGTACCAGTAGTAGTGATTGCGTGTCTTATCTTGGGATACATATTTAAGCATGCATCACTGTTCAAGTTCATACCAAATGATGATATCCCAGCAATTCTTGCATTAGTAGGCGGTATTTCGAACCTGATTGTTACTGGATTATCATTCCAGAACTTCATATTGGGTGCTTTAATGGGATTAGCTTCTACTGGTATGCATCAGGCATTTAAGAATTTCGTAGAGAATAACAACGAGGGATAATAATGGACACCATACAATTCATAGGCTACATGATTACTTCAATAGTAACATTAGGAGCGTTTGTGGGGGTTGTAATGAAATTTGTTCAGCCTATTAACGATTTGAGGGTTGTTATTCAAAAGCTCAATGATGCTATTGATACTCTGACTAGGGATAATCAGGAGCAGAACAACAGAATAAATAAACATGGCGAACAGATTGACGCCCTCAACACCCGAGTAGCATCAATTGAATCAAACATGAACAGAAAGTAGCATACACAGGGGTCAGACCTCAACATTACGATTTCTTCAAAATAGTATATGGAGGAATCAAAATGAACAAGACAAACAACAAACTGACCCCTAATGTTATAACTGTAGATATCGATAAGCTATCTTCTATGCTGTCGTGTGGCCATGCAACGGCACGAAAAATAGGAGAGCAAGCCGAAGCCAGAATCTACATAGGTCGCAGAGTGCTGTATTCAGTCAATAAAATTCAAAGATATTTGGATAGTATTGCGGAATAGCTATTTAGAGTGATATTTGCTATAATAAACACAACGAAACGTGTTGAATTATTCTAAATAGCTTGCACAACGACTTATGGAGGAAAGATCGTGGCAAGTAGAAAAGATTCAAAAGGTAGAAAATTAAATACTGGAGAGAGTCAAAGAACTGATGGTATATATGCATACAGATACATAAATGCACAAACTGGCAATCGCGAGGCTGTGTATTCTAAGGACTTAAAAGAGCTTAGACGTAAAGAAAAAGAAGTGAACGCTGATATTGACGACCATATCCTAACAGGCCCATCAGTTAAAGATGTTACATTAAATTCTTTATGGGAGGTATATTTGTATACTAAAGTTCTTGATGATGGCACAAAAGCAAACTATAAATCGTTATGGAATGCACATATTCGTGACACGATTGGTCAATTAAGAATCACAGATGTGAGAACATCTACTATTAAAATGCTATACGCTAAGATGGATAAAGAAAAATATGCTTGCAGTACATTACAGTCAATTCATAACTTGTTAAATCCATTATTGGAGTTGGCAGTGGATGATGACTATATTCGTAAGAATCCGGCACGAAGCATTACAATTGGTGACTACGGCAAGAAGACTAAATTCAAAACAGCGATATCCCCAATTCAACAAAAGCGGTTATTAGAGTTCATGCAGCAAAGCAAAATGTTTAGTAAGCATATTCCAATGATTACAATTATGTTGGAAACATCACTTCGTTGCGGTGAATTAATAGGTCTTACATATAATGATGTAGATTTGAAGAAGAAAGAGCTGCGTGTAACGCATCAGTTGACATATCGTAATTACCAAGATGGTGAAGGCTGTAAATTTCGCATCAAAAAGACAAAAACAGATGCCGGTAAGCGAACAATACCATTAACAGACGCTGCTTGTGATGCGTTTAGAGCAATAAAGTTGCAGAATTTCCAACTAGGAAAAATATGCTCCGTTACGATAGATGGCTATACAGACTTTATATTTGTAACGAAGCATGGACGACCTATGATGCCGAATGGTGTAAATAATGCTTTATATAATGTAGTTAAGTATTATAACGAGTATGAGCTGAAAAAAGCATCAAAAGAGAAAAGAGAGCCGGTTCTTATTCATCAATTCTCTTCTCATGTTATGAGACATACCGGATGCACCAACATGGCAAGGTCCGGTGTGAACATTAAAGCAGCGCAATATATAATGGGACATGCTAAAAGTGATGTAACATTAGACGTGTATAATCACCTAAATAATGCATTTGATGCTAAGCTTGAAATCAAAAAACTTGAAAAAAATGGTACAGTAATGGTACAGTAAACGCCAAAATCAATTTAATATAAATTTAATAAAGCCTGAAAACCCTGTAAAATCAAGGGTTTTAAAAATTACTTTAAAAAAATTAGCACTCAAGGGTTGACATTGCTAATAGGTGGTGGTATGTTATGTACAGATAAAAAATTAGCA